GCCCTGATGGCGGGCATTGGAGTCCACTACGGGACTGACCCCCTGTACGGCCGTAAAATCATCGCCATGGCCAACAGCGATCAGGTGACGGGAGCGCTCGCTCGGGCAAGAGCCTCAGGTCCGCCATCCTGAATGTTTGCCGACATCCCTCGAATCGGCTCTCCGGCTCAGGAGAGCCAGAAGACGGCGCGGATGGTTTGAGCGCGGGATCTAAGCCCGCTCAAGGGGAACATCACCGGACTTCAATCCTAACTGGTCTTCCCGGATGCAGCCCGCCCTTGGCCCGAATCTCTCCGTACCATGCGAGCAGCCGGATAAACTCATTGCGGGTGATCGAGATGTGTTTCTGGTCTTCGGGCCAGTCTACGCCAGAAACTATTTTCAAAAACTGTCGCGCTCCATCGCGGGCTTCCTCCGAAACATCAGTGCCTTTCATGCCAGCATCCTTTCGGGGAACGACCCCTCGGTGTTGGGTTGCAAACTCATGGTCGTGTCGCCAATCAATCAAAAAGCCGTTCTTGCACTCTCAGACAATACGGACTAAACCAAATCCGCTCCCTTGAGGCATTCTCATACCCGCGATCCCCCCGCTGACTCCCGTAGCCCCCATGGGCTCTCCAATAGAGGGTTTCCCAATCGTCGGGGAACTGATGCTCGCCCTCGTAGCCGCAAACCGCAATTCGAAGTAGCGGATTATTGCCATTTTGGATCGCCCACTCCCGGACCGCTTTCGACAAATCGTTATCGTGGCTGCTGTAGAGGCCATCGGAGGGCGCGGCCCCATCGCGGCCACTTTCGGGCCCGCTCACGACCCGCATATCGTAGGGTGGATCTAGGAAGACCCCGCAGACCCCGTGCTTGACCGTGACTGACGGCCCCAGGACTCGAGTCCAGTCCCCGCAACAGACCCGGACTCTCCGGAGACGCTCGGAAAGCTGAAGCATGTAGTCCAGTAGGGCGGCACTCCGTTCATCGCTATTGATCCCCACGCCGGGACCGCGGCCTGAAAGCAGAGGACGTTTTTGACTGACCCCCTTGCCGTCGGAGCCGAGTTCCGGCCGCTTGAGCCAAACCCGTGCGCTCCCATCTTCGGCCAACGGTGGTTCCTGCCGGCGCTTGGGCCCCCGTGCACCGGGCGCTTTCCGGCTCGTTTGCAGCGCTTCCGTAAATATCCCCTGACCGGCCGCGCCTGAGTTACCCCGAAGGCTCGGGATCTGCCTCGATAGTTTTACTGAGGCGGTGCCGCGCCCCCCGTCTCCCAGGCTCGGGAGTTTGCGATGGACGCCTTCACCGGAATCGGCCAGGTGGGGAATCTGTTGCGGGGTTCCCTCGATCAAGCCGCTGCGGTGGATGCCACGGGCGGCCCGGCCCGCCTGAGTGCGGCCGGTCCACTCGGGTCTTGAGCACCACCCGGACCCGATCCACTGGCTGATCCCCCAGACCCACCACCCCGCAATCCGGGGGTCGAAGTACTCGGGATCCGTCTTCATCCGTTCCCGGAATTCCGTTTGGTTGACCAGCCACAGGTGTCGGGCGTGGAGGTCCGCTTCATTGACGGGCCAGTCCGCGTATTCCGTGAGGGTGTTGGGCGCGTAGGCCAAACTTCGCCAGAAATTGGCAAGGTAGCAGTTGTGGGAGGCCAGCCCCTCGGCGATGAACGTGTGGCAGTCCGTTTCGATCGCCACGACGTATTGTTCCCCCAAAAACTCTTTCGAGACCAGCCCCACGGCGCGGTGATCACGTCCATAAAGGCTCAGGCGTCCCAGGTTGTCGCCGAGTTTCTTGATCAACCGTGCTGGCCTGAACCGCATCAGGAGTGAAAGCACTACCGCCATAGGCCCTATCTGTATTGATCGACAACGGCGTGTTCCGTCAAGCTTGCCTCCAGAGGCGCATTGGAAACCACGATTGTTGAGCAGCATTAAAGCGAACTCCAGAATCTGGCCAGGGTTCTGCGAAAGAGTAATCCGTAGTCCGGGACCTGCATGCAGAGATCCTTCCCCATCAAGGATTCCACCAAGCCAGCCAGCCTCCCAGGTTTGCTCTCGTTCCACAACATCAGCTACTTTCAGAACCCAGGATCTTTGGGTAGCGCGATTGCACACCATGTTCGCGGTCTTTACCCAGCGCCAGCCTCGCCCGCCCGACTTGTGCGATCCACCCAACCACATATGATTCTCAGAGGCCACAACCGAAGTACCGTCGTCAAACGTCAATCGATATGCCGGCTTCTTCAGTACGCGGACGCCCGTTACGTTGCCCTTAGCCAATCTTCTGTATCGCTTTGGGGCACGAAGCCCAGGACGGGCCTCCCCGTTAGTTTCATCAAAGGCCAGTAGCTCGTCGCCGGGCATAATCTCACCAGCACGCGACCAAGTCAGATCCGCTTTTAGAATCCTAGTGTCAGGCGCAACACAGTCCAGGTCGTTCACAGTTTCGGTCTGGGGGACCGTTGGGCGCCCGAGCAGCACCGCAAGTGATCCGGCGAAGGGCTCAACGTAGTTGTCGACTGCTCCGAAGCGGTCCCAGACCTCGGGGGCAATGCGGGATTTCCCTCCAAACCATGGAAAGGGGGCTTTGAGGATCGGGAAGCTCATAGGTTGGCGACCACAACTGCGTGCTGCGGTTCAGGGCTTTCTGGTCGTTCCCCGCTGTTGAGTGAACCGCCTGACAAGTTCCACAAACGCCCACGCAGCCTGGAGAGGTTCCCCCAGTTCGCAATTCGTGAGGTCAACTTCCAGGTGGGGCAACGGACCGGTGAACGTCGGGGAAACGGCGGTTTTGGCCATCGGGAACAGGATAACACGGGTGTTCACAAAAGGCCCTTGGTTTTGCGCGCTGGAAGCCGTTGAAAGTACTAGTACGGTAACCCGCAAAATGGGTGTTCACAAAATGCAGACTTACCGCTATAGTGGACACATGCACACGCGGGGTAGTGTAAAACGGAATTGGTCCCCAGACCAGTGTGGTTGCACGGCCAGCAAGCATCGGGACGCCGTGGCGGTACAACGTCGCCCTGAGTTTGGAGCAAGTACGGGTTCGATTCCCGTCCCCGCATCATAGCCATGGGAGCCTGGGGCCACCGAGCATTCGACAACGATACCGGCGAAGACTGGCTGGACGGTTTCAGCGATGTCCTGAAGTTCATCCTGATGCAAGCCTACTGGAGCCACTTTCAGGAAGAGGGGATCGCGGCGGCGCGTCTCCTGATGGATCTACCCCAACTGCTTCAAGACCGACTTGGACCTCACCCGTTCGCTGAGGCGCTTGAATGCGTTGAGGCCGAGCTGAAGCCCCAAGCGATCAAACCGTGGAAGCACCCACAGAAGCGCCGCCGGTACCTTCGGGTTCTGAGGGGCGCATTGATTCAGGCCTACGAATTCCAAACCAAACTCGATCAGGCTCACCGGGACCGGATCTCTAAGCTGAAGGTCATCAGAGTCTCGGGGAACGACCCCAGGAAGCCGAAGCGCAAGCCCAAGCGTCGGGTCGCCAAACCATCATGAAGCGAGCCGCCATCTATTGCCGCGTCTCCACCCAGGACCAAAACCCCGCCCTCCAGCTCGGGGAACTCCGGGAATTCGCCCACCGGCGCGGCTTCGAAATCTCACGCGAGTACATCGACCACGTGACCGGCGACACCCACCGACGCCACGCCCCCGAATACCAAGCCCTCATGCGGGACGCCGGCGCGCGCCACTTCGATATTGTGCTGGTGTGGAAGTTCGATCGGTTCGCTCGATCGCTTGTGGCGCTGCTCGACGGCCTCCAGACCTTTTCGGCCCTCGGGATCGATTTCATATCCGCCACCCAAGAGATCGACACCACCACCCCGGCGGGCCGATTGTTCTTTTCGATGGTGGGGGCGTTTGCCGAATTCGAGCGTAGCCTCATCCTGGAGCGAACCCGCGCCGGGATCGCGAACGCGCGCCGCAAAGGAGTCAAGTTCGGGAGACCCAGGAACCCGATCCAGGAGGCCAGGATCTTGGCCCTCCGGGCCCAGGGCCTGAGTTTCCGCGCGATCGCGCGTCAGGAGGGCAAGAGTCTCGCGGGGGTGGTGCTGTGTTGCAAGCGGGGCGCTCAATGACGCCCGCGGATGCGCTCAAGAGCCTGCTGGGCGGTCCCTTGCGGTTCGGGGACCGGGATCAGATCGCCAAAATTGAGCTAGTGCGGATGGCCGAGGAATTGATCGGACTGGCGTCCCCATGCCCAGGCTGTTCCGGGAAGGGCGAAATCGATAACGGCCCACCGGGTAGTTGTGATAAGTGCGGTGCGAAATGTATGGACTGCGGCGGAACCGAAGAGTGCGGAAGATGCAAAGGAACTGGAGTGCGCAAATGGAGCCGGGATGCCGTCTACCGGCTCACCGACACTGAGATTGGCAAGTTCCTACAAGAGACGGTGGCCGCATGACGCAACCCGCCCAGTCCCGCCAGCCTCACGGGGAACGACCCCACCGCCCTGATGCGCAAGCCCAGCAGGCGGGTCGCCAACCCAAAAAGCAAATCCTAAAAGGGCGCGTGATGCCCCAGAACCCACTCCCGCCCTACATTGCGGCCCGGATCGCGAGGCTCCCCAGCTTGTGTGCGCTAGCCCGCTTGATAAATCAGCCCTACGTGGGTCGGATGTGTCCGGAACTCTGGAAGCAGTGGGCCAAAAGGTCACTCTGTTGGAGGCATCGGTTGCCTGGGAAGGATTTGTAGATGTTGGCGACACGACCGGTGGTTTGCACGTCTATTCCGGGAGGTCGTTCCCCGTGGCGGTGAGTTTTAGGTTTCACGATTTCATCCGCGCTTTGGCTCTCGGCCTTGTCGGGTTGAGGCTATGGCGACGAATCTCTGATCGGAAGGATCTATGAAAGCGAGCCGTGAATACCTGGACGCCCCTAACCCAGTCCCTCCAACGAAGACGATGATGATGTGGGCTTTGAGTGATCAGAGGGGGCGATTTGCTACAACAGTGACATCTGGCGAACTCCGGCTGTATACGCGCAAGCCCGAAGGCTACTTTCAAGCCGGATGCTTTGGAAAGTACCGAAATGGCCCAGTGATCTGGAAGCCCCGGAGGGTAAAGGTCACGGTCAAGGCTCTTGGGGGAACGACCAGAAAACGCCAAAAGTCAAAGCCAAAAGGTCGTGTCGCCAAACCATCATGAGCAGCAACGAAGCCCTCTACCAGTTACTCATGATGGAAAGATTCGGAGGCCCCACCATGGCGGAATACGACCGTAAGCGGGCATATCGATCGAGGGAAATGCCGGAAGCCGATCTAGCGCTGGCCCAACAGGTCCTCGCAAATGAAGCCCACCGGCACGAGCACGCTATCCTGCGCGCCCAACTGCGAAAGCCCCCGCAACGCATCACGAGCCGTCGTGGTTGGCAAAAGCGCGCATGATCACGTCCAAATGAGCACCCGCCGCACTTCCCGAGAGGCCGGGTGGGTGAACCCTTCACGATTGCCCCGAGGCCCCAACGGGCGCGCCCTGTGCCGCCACTGCTCAAACGAGGTCCCGGTGGGGCGCCGTACCTTTTGCGGCCCGGCCTGCGTGGACGCCTGGAGGATCAAAACAGACCCCGCCCACTTGCGCCGCATGGTCTGGGAGCGCGACCACGGGGTCTGTGCGCTCTGCGGGCTAGATACCTGTGCCGACATGCGGCAAAAGCGCTGTGGCGCGACGGGGGACCGCTGGCAGGCCGACCACATTGTGCCGGTCATTGAGGGCGGGGGGGAGTGCGGACTCGATAACCTCCGGACCCTCTGCACCGCCTGCCACAAGCGAGCTACCGCCGCGCTGGCGGCCCGGCGGGCCGATCAACGGGTTGCGGAGTTGCGCCAACTGGTCGACGGCCCACTGGAGTTCGGAAACCTGGTCCACATTGAGGCGAAGCGCAAACTACGGCGGGTTAAAACGAATGAAGAATCTCTGGTCCCACCAGCGCCGGGGGAACGACCCCCCATCGCCTGAACAGAGCCACACAGGTGTGGTCGCCAACAACAAAACATTATTGAATAATTGGGGATCCCGACTGCCCGGCCCCCGCAGCGGTCGTGTGCTGCAAAGCCCCGATGTCCAGGGCCCCCGTCCCCCCCGCCAGCAACGCCCCCGGAAACGCAACCCCCTGCGCGGCCTTCCCCGCACCGGCGGTATTGTTGAGCGTGAACACATTCCCAGCCCCATTGGTGAACGGGTCGCCCGTCAACGTGACGTCGTTGGCCCCGCTCGTCATCCCCACAATCGCCCCTCCGGTGTTGCCAAAGAAAGCGTTGTAGTTTTCCCATTGCGCGTTGGCGACATAGGTGGTGTTGGGGCTATTGAGCCCGATCCCGGTATTGTTGACGAAGATCGAATTCGAGACCACGAAGGGATAGTTGCTCACGACGCCGATCCGCAACCCGTCTTGGGAATTTCCGTAGGAGACCGAGTTGATCAGGATCACATTCCCCGTCATGTTGTTGACGAAAAACCCTTCGTTCTTTTCGGCCCCGGTGCTGCCGGTGTTGTTGGCGCTGATGCAGTGCAGGCAGAGCGACCCTCCGTTGAGGTTGAACCCCACCGCCAGATTGTTCCCCGTGGCCCCGTTCGCGATCGCGACACACCAGATACAGCTTGACGCAACCCCCTGGCTCCCAACCTGGAAGCCTCCCGATCGTGACGTGCTCCCAGGGTTGTTGTGGCTGTAGCAGTTCAGGCACATCCCCCCGTTGCCTCCGCTCAGATTGAGCGAGATCCCATAGGCGCCGCAATTCTTGGCCTCCAGGTTTTGGCCCGAGTTCCCGTTGGCGTTGATGGAAAAGCCGGTGCTGTTCACGAGGCTGTTGCAGTCGAAAACGAAATTGCGGACGATCAGGTTTTGGAGGTTGTTGTTGTTGTCGATCGAGAGGAGTGTGTAGCCGCTCCCGCTGGTGCTCTGGATGGTCGCTTTGCCGTTGTCGCCTCGCGCGGTCGTGTAGCCGTTGACCTGGATCGAGCATGCGTTGGTCGCGGCGGTACAGGTCGGCCCCAGCGATTGATTGGCCGTCACGGCATAGGTGGCGTCGGCCTTGACCCAACCGGTCTGTTGGATATTGCTGGTGGTCCCCAGGGCGGTGTTGAGGGTCGTCAAGGCGTTGAGGGCGCCCCCGATGTTGAGGGTCGCGCCGGTGCCGGTGGTGAGGCCCGTGGAGCGGTCGACCGTCACGGTGGTCGAGTTGGTGAAGACGGTTATCTCGTAGCGGGCCGCCGCGATGGCGCCGGTGCCACCGGTGATGTAGACGATGTTGCCCACCGAGGCGGCCGTGAAGGCGGCAGTGGCGGACACGATAGTGGTGGTGCCGGCGGTCACGAGGTCGGTGGTCGAGATGTTGTTGACGGCACTTTGGCAGTTCGTGCAGGCGGCCGCGTTCTTGTTATTGAAGACCGACATGTCGGTCCCGGAGGCCCCGGTGACGAATCCCCCGCCGTTGGTGGCGGCCCCTAGGGTGCGGACTTCCCAGGTGGTCAAATTTGGTAATGCGCACCAGGAGATGCGGGCCAGCAGCAGCAAGAGCACAAAACGTTTCATGGATTGGCGACCCCACTTTCAGGCTGCGGGTCAAGCTGTTTCTGGTCGTTCCCCGCAAGAGTCCGGAAGCGGAGCTCCAGTTGTTTCGCCCGGCGGTCGCGGCAAAACTGGACCCACTCGGCAAGGACCTGCCGATCTTTCGCAGTGAGGACTTGACCCTTTTTGACGTTCGCCAGCACGACGGTTCCATCCGGCATCTTGATAGGCTCGCAACTCATCTCACTAGCCCTTCGGGGAACGACCCCACGCAATCCCCAGCGAAGCCCTCAAGGCCGTGTCGCCAAACCATCATGTTGCATTGCATGGAATCACCAGACTCACTACGGTTGCCGTTGCCACAGCTTGTAGGTTGACCCCAATGATATCGAACGCCGCTACCGCCGTCGTGGTGAACAGTGTAACTGAGGTCGAATGGAGCGCGGTCCCAGAACTCAACGCCAAAAATCCCCCCGTCAAAATTGAGTTCCCCACCGTGGGGATTGCGGTTCCGGTCGCGACCTTCCAGACGTCGAAACTGACGGTCCCCGCATCCGCCGTGATGTTGTAGCCCGTGATCGTGCATGCGAACGGCATCGTAAAATAGGTCGTCTTGCCGCTCGTGAGCGCCGAACCCCCACCGTCGAAAGCAGCTCCAAAGCTGCGGACCAATTGATTGTTGGTCACACAGGTCCCGGTGGTCGTGATGGTGGTGCCGCCACACACCACGCTGGTGACGCTCCCCCCGGAGCCGATCGCCGTCAGGACCGTCACTTTATTGATGGCGTCGTCGCTGCAACTCATGCCGGTGGAGCAATTCAGGGTGGTGCGGGCCACCAAGGGGGTCCCCATGTTTTGCACCAAGTTGTAGGCCGCGGCCGTGATGCCGCTCGCGCTTACCGGGTGTTCGAGCAGAAAGGGCGTTAGGGCCATGAGGACCATTAAGGCCAGCATCGCGTAATGTTTCATGGTTTGGCGACCCCACTTTCGGGCTTGCGCTTCAGGTCCGGCCGGTCGTTCCCCGCAACTGTTTCTCCACCGCATCAATTGCCTCAAGACCCCACGCAGTGCCAGGATAACAACTCCCCATTGGTGAAGTTGGTTTCGACCCCGGTCGCAAATGCAAACCCCTCAAACGTCAAGGCGGTGGTGGTGGGGATTGCGGTAACGCCCTGCAGCTTCGCCGCCCCCGGCGCGGTAAGGAGATTCTGTACCAGGCACACCGGAGCATTGGTCCAGCTATGGGCGAACGAAACAGTACCGCGGGAGGTCGCGGTCCCCGACCCGACTGTCACCACTCCATCGAGGTCCGAGCCCGCGATCGAATCCCCCGAGGTGTTGAAGTGCACGGTGATGACCGGAATGCCCCCGCCGCCAGTCAGATGGTTCACTCGGGGATTGAGGGCCATTTGGGTCCAGTGACCCGGTGTGCCGGTCATGTCGCAGAAATACAAGTTTTGTCCCGACCCCACCGGCACATCACTGGCAAAGAACACCTGGGGACGCACACACGGGCCGGGCAATTGGGCCACGGTGCCGTTTTGCAACAGAAGCGCCGGCGCTTGGTACAACTGAGGTTGGGCCTTGATCAACATGGCCAATCCCAACAGGACCAGGGCGGCCACCACCCCCACCAATATGGCGATGCTGCGCCTCACGGCAGCAACCCCGACAGTACGCTCACGGTGAAGCTGCAACCCGCGGTCACCTGATCGATATTTTGGCCGGTGCTGGTCAAAGAGGCCACCACGTTAACGGCCGCCGATGTATCGGCCCCCGTGAGCAACGGCAGCGCGGTCGTGATGTTGGTAGCCGAAACCGCCGCCTCCAAATCGTACCCCGTGGCGCTAATGAGGTAAAAGTTTGGTGAGGACGCCGTGCCGAGCCCGCTCGCCAGGCTGGCGGTCCCAGTGCACTGAACAGCGCTCTTGATCCGGTAGCTTTGTACGAACCCGTTGGCGGGCAACCCAAACAGCACGATGTTCTGGGTGAGGGCCGCGGCCTTGTTGGGCCCCAGGGCCCCGTTGATCGACCAGCACCCGTTGGCATTCGCGCAACCGTTGACCCCGTTCCCAATCGCGGTAACAAGATAGCTGCTCCAGAGGGGAAACGGGGTGACGACCGCTTGCGCGATGTTGCTTCCCTGCAGGCCCGGCCCCACCAGCAGTGCGAGGGCCAATAACGCCATCCCGATACTGCGGACGCTAAAATTGAGCATAAGAAAACTGCCCCGTCGCCCTCACGCCTGCGCTGAGGTTTAGACACACCGCATTTCCCGCCACCGAAATCAAAGGAGACTGGTCGGCCAGGAAATCCTCCGCGATCGCCGCAACATTCTGATAGAGACCACTCAGGTTGCTGGTGCCCGCCGCACAATTGGCACCGGTGCCTTGGGTCAACTGGATCGAAACCCCCGCGGCGGTCGTGAGGCTAACCTTGCAGATGTAGATCTGGGTGGTGCCCGATAGCGCGATCTGCTGTATGTTCCCCATGGTGGAATCGTCCACAATTTTGGTGTTCGGGCATTTTAGTTCCCGATCCCAGGTGGTGCCATTGAACAACGTGGGGAACACAAGATTGACCGCCGGACCCCCGAGGGCATTCGGGACATCCTGGGTGTTGGAAATCCCGTCCGTAAACGTCACCTGGGTTCCGGCCGGTTGAAGTCTCCCGCCTGTGTCGGTCGAGATCCGTTGTACGTCCGTCCCATCGAAGCCCGAGACCTGCACCGGGGACTTCGTCGGTACTGCCCCGGCGGCATCCGGACCGTCCACCACACAGGGGGTCGTGGTGGTGCCGGGGCATGGACTCGTCACCGGAGCCGCGCCCGCCGAGGCGGCGCTCCTGGACCCGAACACAAACCCCAGGATGTTGGCACTCTGGGAATCGCTGATCACCCGCACAAAGGGCTGGAAGCCCGCCAGTTGGATGATGCCGCTGGGGGTAGCGGTCGAGGGATTGGCCCCCTGGATGATGGTCGAGCCCGCGAAGGTCACCCAGGTGCCTGGTACCCCCCCGACGTTGGGGGCGCTCTGGAGTTCGATCTGGAGCGCGCCGGCGGCAACCTGGTCATAGGTGACCGTCCAGTTGCTGCACCCGGATTGCCGGTTATCGATCACGAGGGTTTGGGCGGCGGCCGAGAAGGCGAACGCAGCGCCGTTGACGGGGCAATCGGGATCGACGCGCACAAGCTGCTGGGCGGCCGCCGGCAACATTGCCAGAAAACAAAGCGCAAGAAATCGAATCTTCATAAGGTTCCAAACCACCGTAGTGCCCAATAGGCCAGTCCTTCCCCAACGCTCCAGAAAACCATCACTCTCTTGACTGCTCCGAGATTCTCTTCCCCTCCAGGATTCCCTCAGCATGGGATGATTTCTGCGTCAGGGCCACCAGTTCATCCTTCATGTGGTTGGTGTTGTGTTCGGTCTGGCGCGAGACTTCCAACCCGGCCTTGCTGTGCACGGATGCCCGGTATGAAAACCATGCGGACGCTAGCCCGACGACCGACATGGGGAGTGATTGAACAATCGCAATGATGACGAGATCGCTCATAAGGTGACAAAGTAAGCCTTTCAGCGGCGCGGGTAAAACCACCCAAACACCGCCGCGGTGATCATCCCGGTGGCGACCGGACTCCCCAGCGGGATGTTGAAATACACCTGCACGTTCTGGCCACTGATCAACCGGATATTGTTGATCCCCGGCACCGATACTTGGTTGAGGCTCCCGAAGGTCGTGTTGACGTTGCCGAGATCGGGCGCGAACCGGTTCCCTACTTTCAAGCGCCAGAAAATGTTGCCGCTGTAGTCCTGAAACCCCAGGCCGGTGAAGTTGGGGACGAATCGCGTAATGACCCCATCCCAACCATCCGGAACCTGAAACTGCCCCAGCAGGACATCGAGGCCGCTGAAAGGCCCCGCGGGGGTCGCGACCCCAAAACCCTGTTCGAACTTGCTGGCGTTGCTCGGCATCACGATCCAGGGTGGTTGGTTGTAGAGAGGCGCCCCCAGCTCGGGGATGTAGCAACAACTCTTCAGGCCGCCATGGTTTTTGATGAAGGTCCAGAGCTGCGCTTCCCGCAAGAGCCGCATGTCCCAGGGGCCCGGCGTCCACTCGACCGGGAGACGCCTCAACAGTGGGTTGGTGCGTTGCAGGGGCCGGGGCAACACCGAGTCGGGCAACATCTGTTGCGCCCAATTGCCGGCCGGTGGTTGGGCCGACGGTGGCCACCAGGTCAAGCCGCCTGGACCGCCCGAGGGCATCGGTGGCGCGTTGGCGAGCGCGCCGGGGACGCCCCCAGGCGGCAGTACTCCAGGCACCGCGGAGCCTGCACCTTGGAAGGGGAAAGGGCCATAGAGGGGCTGCTGGTAAGCCGTTTGGGTTCCGGGTTGTTCGGGGGCCCATTCGGTCGGTAGGGGCATTACCACTAAGTCGCCAAGGTTTCGCATCACACACTTCCTTTTAGGTTGGCGACACCACCACTTGGTTTCACGCCTGCTGTTTCCGGTCGTTCCCCGGAGACTGTGTGATAAAATCGTTTTGTGCCACGGCGCACGGTGACCTTTGAGTCATCCATACCGGAGTTGATATCGCCGGTCACTGGCCATGCCGTCAAATCTCTCATGCCGCCTCCCGGAACTTCGGTTCCCCGCCCCAGAGCAAAAACTGCACCCCCGTGGTGTCGGTACCTGACAAGCTACAGATTTCGAAATCGAGCAAGCCGGGCGCCCCGATGACCAGCAGCTTGGGCAACGGGTTTTGGCGCGCCTGTTGGGATACTGTTCCGCTGCCGAGCAGCACTTCCGAAAACAGGGTCTCATCCGAACAGTTGTCCCGCACCTGAACCGAGAACTGCCCCACTGGGGCCACGAAGCTGTAGGCCCAGAAGGCCGACCCAGGAACCACCCGCTGCCCATACCGGAATACGTTGCGGTTGGGGATCGCGGTATGGCCGGCGTCCTCCGGGACCGTTATGATCCGCTGGGCAAAGCCCCTTGAGCGCCGCAAGGCCTCGTACCCCTCGAGCGCCACAGCCAAGAATCGCAAATCGCACTTCAGGGCCGCCTTGTAGAGGAAGCCGTCCAGGATGGGGTAGTAGTCAAGGATTTGTTCACTCATGCGGCGAGCCTGCTTTCTGGCCCCAACGGGATTTCTTGAAGGTCATGGCCACTGTGTAGCGCGAACCATTCATGGAATAGGTCGGCATTCACGCTACCGGCCTGCTGCTTCATCTGTTCAAAATCCGGCGCCAGCAGTTCATTGGGGTTCGTGGCCACCACGGGCCAGAAGCTTTCACCACATGTGCAGCAGCGGAGTTGATAGTAGGTCATCCCACCGGCCTCCGGGGAACGACCCCACTGAGCCGAAGTGAAACCCGTTGGTGGTGTCGCCAAACTATCATCATTAAGCCGTATTCCTCAAAGCACCCTTAGGATACCGCTGTCTCCCCACCAAGTGAACCGTCACCGTCACCGGCACCACATTGGTCAAGCTGTAGAGTTCGATCCGCAAGGTAGTGCTTTGCCGGTACCTGAGCGGCGGCACCAGCGCCCCATTCTTGTACTTGCTCGATTGTTGCCCGTTGATGAAGATGTCCAACACCGGAATGTTCGAAATCCGCATGTGGGCGCTATCGAAGATCTGGACACTACACACCACCCCCGGCAACGCGGAGGCGGCCTGGTAGGTCAGGATCACCTGGTAGAGATCGAAGTCGTAATCGTTGATCGTCTGCACCAAAATGGCGCTGGGGGTTTTGGCGGGCCCCAGATCGCTAATGGTCCCGGTCAGCACGTACGTGAAACTGGGCTCATCGTAGTCGCAACTATCGTCAGCCGGTGAAGCGCCGGTCCGGCGGACCCGCCGAACTCCCTGGAAGGCAATCTGGGTCTGCAACACCTTGGGGAGCGCCATCCCAAACACAGCCCCGACGCCCACGAATGCGCTGCTTTCCGAGAGTGCAAATCGGATTGAGCCCGCGGACGCCGAAAGCGCCACCTGCGAGATCGCGCCCCCCAGGCCCGCCACCGCATTGGTGATGAGGTTCACGGGTACCCCCCAGGTGGCGGTGGGGACGTTGTAGGTGACCTGCTTCAAATTGGCGTCCTGGTTCCCCGCCCCGGTGCCGTCATCGTAGTAGAGGACCGTGACGTTACCGGCATCGGGGAGCGCTTGCGCCAATTGGCCCTCATTCGCGGGGCTGAAATTGTCCGTCATCGCCACCGCGGTTGAATCGTGGTCAGTCCACACGGGCGCATTCGCGAACGGCGCTACCGAGATCGCGACGTGGCCCGCTGCGTTGACGCGCCCGACCACGATCTGGCCATTGACCGAATCGGCAAACCCTCCAAAGACGGCCCTGCACGCCAAGGTACCGGCCCCCGGCTGCAAACAAGCCGCGGAAACCAACGAGGGCCCCGACAGGATCGCGAAGGCGCTGCTGAGCACCACCACCTGCAGGCTGATGACCCCGGCGGCGTTCACCCTCAGGAGGATCACGTAAATGCGGTCTGCGGGATCGTCCGCGTAGATCCCGGCGGGCACTTGGTCGATCGTGGCGCTGGTGGCCAGGACCTGTGTGGCCCCCCAGAGGGAAGTCGCGATCGTGAAGGTGGCGAAGGAGGTTTGGATCAGGGTTCCGCCCGCCACTGATGCGTAGGCGACCGCGATCGAGCCATCCCCGGTATCGGTCAACACGATCTGGTAATTGTTATCGTTGTAGCCGCCGTTGGTGAAGTTGCTGAAGGCGCCCAGGCCGGTGCCGGGCCCCGCGACGTTGGCCCCGTAGGTGTCGACGCTCATGTCGAACACGACCATTTGGAGCTGATAGGTTCCCGCGACCAGCTTTTGCCAACTGATGAACAGTTTGCTGCCGCTTTGACAGGCCGCGTAGCTCTTGAGGGATGCTGTGGTCGTGGGGGCGCCCGCCGAATTCATTTCGGTCCACGTGACCCCGCCATTGATGCTCTTGAAGGTTCGGACCGCCGGTTGAGCGCCGGCGAAACTCCCCTCCGCAAACACCACATAGAGATTTGGGCCGTTGCTGAAGGGGCCCGCAAGCGCTAACCCGGTCGCGTTGGGGAACCGCCAGCCCGTCACATCGTTGACGATTTCGCCCACCAGGACGGACGGTGGGTCCCGCAACACATTGTAGAGGTCGAAACTGATCTTGGTGGTTTCCCGATAGGGGACCTCGTTCGGAAACATCAAATCATCGTTGACCGACCCGATCAGGACAGGGTCGCTCGCGAGGGGGCGGTTTTGTGAATCACGCAGCAGGAAGGAGCCTCCCGCGGGATTGACCACGCTCCCGAGGCCCGCACAGCGCCGCATGATGAAGTCGCCCCACCCGCCCTGGATGTAGACGAATTGGTTGAGGGCGTTTTGGCCATCGGTCAGTATGGTGCCGTCGTAGGCCCAGGTGAATGGATAATCCTCGTAGCCATCGGGGGCGCTATAGAGGGCGCGGACAGGCGGGCGTCTGGCAAGCGCGGGCATCAGGCGGTGTTCCTCAGGGCGCCCTTGGGGTAGCGCTGCCGGCCGACCAAATGAACCGTAACCGTCACCGGCACCACACTGGTGAGGCTGAAGACCTCAATCCTGAGGGTCGTGCTTTGTCTGTATCGCAACGGCGGCACCATGGCGCCGTTGCGGTATCGGCTCCCAGGGGCTCCGTTGTAGAAGATATCGAGCAGCGGGATATTGGAGATCCGGACCCGGTTCTCATCGAAGATTTGGAGGGAAGACACAATTGCGGGCAGGGGGCTGGCGGCCTGGTAGCTGATCACCACCTGGTAGAGATCGAAGTCGTAATCGTTGATCGTCTGCACCAAAATGGCGCTGGGGGTCTTGGCGGGCCCCACATCCGCAATCGTGCCGGTCAACACGTAGGTGAAGCTGGGCTCGTCGTAATCACACTGATCGTCGGGCGGTGGGTTGGTGCGCTTGAGGCGCCTCACCCCTTGGAACGCCACCTGGGCCGTGATGACCTTGGGGCCCGCGCCTCCAATGAGGAAGAAAGCCGGACTTCCGCCCGCAAGACTCTTCATGGTCGCGAGCCCGAACAGGCTCCCGGACAAAATTGAAACGTCAAGAATGGTCTGGGAGGCCGCCGGGACCGCGTTCGGTGGATTCAGCACCGCATCATAGAAGGTTGCGGGAACGCTCCACCCTGATCCGCCGTTGGTCGCGTAGCGCATCTGGAGCGTGGCCGCGCTGGGGATGTCGTTCCAGGACAGGTAGGCTGTTCCCCCGTAGACCTGGAGGCGGGAATTGTTGATCGCGGGGGATCCCACAATCGTTTCAAGGGTCGTCGCGCTGTAGACGGGCGCGGCCAAAGGGGTGCCGGCAAACACCTGAATCTTGGATTGGGTGGCGCCGGCGTTTTGCTGGCTCGCCGGCAACAGCAAGCTAGTGCCCAGGATGGCCCCCCGTTGCAACACCGCTCCATTGAAGGTGTCTTCGGTGAAGATCAGGGCCACCGCCCCCAGGACGTTGGTGCTGCTCCACGGGACATCGTTGAAGCGCCGCGCCGCCGCCGCGGGCGGGTAATCGATGTGGATGCAGTGGGTGGTTTGGGCGCTGTCGAGATACACGCCCGCGGGGATGTAGGTGTGGCCGGCGGTCGCGGGGGTCACGTTGGTGAACGCGCTCCAGACCCCCGCGGTGTTGACCCGAACCCCCACGCCTCCCGCGACCTGCTGATACAGGAACACCACGGAGCCATCGGCCCGCACCACGAAATCCGGCCCCGAGTTTACGTCGGTGACGTTGGGGTAAATGGCTGCCGCGAACTTATCGGTCGCGGTGTTGAAGCTGGCCCACGAGATCGTGTTGGGGGCGAGGGAGCCGGTCCCGTAGGCGATCGTCAGCAGCCCGGTCGTGGCATTGAACTGGCTGTTGAAAAATCCTCCGCTGCCATTGATGACTGGCGAATTGGCGACATCCTGCTGGGTCCACGTCAAGCCACCATTGAGACTCTTGAAAACGTTCATGGTGTAGGTGGGGCCCACCAGGGTGGTGAGCAAACAGTACAGGGCCCCGTTGGGGGCCTTCCATGGTCCGCAGTCGACGTCGGCCGGCGTGACGCTGGCATTGTTGGTCACGATGGTGGCGGTAGCCCTGTTGGCAAATCCGGACTGCTGCGCCGAGTTGTCGATCTGGACCGGCGGCGCCAGAACCACCGGGGGTGGGTCGGGCAAGACACTGTAGAGGTCGAACCCAATCAAGGAAGTTTCGGGATAGAGGACCTCGTTCGGAAACATCAGGTCATCGTTGACTTGCCCGATGAACATTGGGTCACCGAGGGAGCGCTTTTGTGAGTCCCGCAACTGAAAGGAGCCGGTCGCGGGGCTGATGACCGTCGCGAGCCCCACGCAACGCCGCATGATGAAGTCGCCCAGCCCGCGTTGGATATACACGTACTGGTTCAAAGCGTTGACGCCCGCGATCAGGTTGGTGCCATCGAAGGCCCACGTGAAGGGCGTGTCCTCGTAGCCGTCGGGGGCCCGGTAGAGCGCGCGTACTGGAGGACGTTTCGCAACAGGCGGCATTGGGGCTAAACGGTTCTTTGTCGTTTTGGTCTGAAGTATTTACACTCGCACGACTCTGCCATGCAAACACCCCCTAGGTAACCGTGGAGCAGCAGGTTGTGGTTACAAATGCAGAGACATTCATATCCATATTCCTCAACTAGGTCCTTTGGCTTTGTACCCATACCTTACGATTGTGCCGGTTGGCCCATTCTGAAGCGCTTCACTCCCTTGAAGATAATTTGGATGGTATTCGGAGCAGCGCTGAGGTCCTGGATGTCGATCATGATCCGTGACCCGGCGGGAAAAGGATGCTGGGGGCTAAAGACCGTCGGGTTACTGGGATCGGTCGAAATCGCCCCACTGAGGATATAGCCGCTCGAGAACTGGTAGCCCGTCGCGTCGCCCAGCCGGATCTGGAACAGCCCTGTGGCGGTCGCGATGTACCAGGCCCGAAGTTCGAAATCGCTGTCGGTTTGGATCTGGACCGTTTGGCCCGAGAGAATTTGAGAGGCCGACAACGCGCCCGTCGGTGGATTGTACACGTAGTCAAAAGGCCGATCCTCATACCCCAGTTGCTGCGGAGGCGGCTGGGGCGTCCCCTGAAAAGCATCGGGCGAGAACTGATTGAGGCGATAAGCGGGCGTCATAGCGATAACCTTTCGGGGAACGACCCCAGGGAGCAAACGTGAAACCTCATGGTGGTGTCGCCAAACACAAATGAGTGGCCGGGGATGCTGCTTCCGACTCAGCACCCCCGGAAAAACAGACGCCTAAGCGTCTAAGCGTCTACTGAACTCCGCGTGCGTACAACCCAACCAGCTCGCACAGCATGATGAGCCCGGCGCCAGAGCTGGAAAGCGTTTGGGAGGCCGCGCCGGTCAACTGAGCAAAAAAGCTCATTTGGTTTGCGATCACCAGCTTGACCGCCACCACATTCATGGCATCCCGAGAGGGCCAACCATTCGTGTAGAAGGATTCCGCGGTTCTGGTGGTGGTGCCCGCGATGCCCCAGCCGCTTGAGAAGTGGCGGAGGTTGGCCCGCTGATACTCTTTTTTGCCGAGCCAGAATTCGAAGGCCCAGCTATTGAGGAGCGTCGTGAGATCGGAGCGCAAAATATCTTCGCTCCAGCCGACCCGAAGCCCAAAGACCGAGAAGGCCTCCGGGGCGTCGAGCTTCGAGTTTTGCGTCATGTTCGTTTGGGCGAAGGTCTTGCCCGAGCCGGACTCCACGTTGGTGAACAGGCTGGAGTTGGGGGTGTTGATCGCGGCGCCCGCCGTGTAGGTGATGGTGTCGTAGATCGGCGTATCCTGAACGTCCAGGGTATTGCTGATGTAGATTTGGCCCTTGAAGCTGTTGATGATGAACTGCTGTTGGGCCGTGATGGCGGCGGCGGCCGATTGGACCGCCACCGCGGTGGACATGCTCGCCAAGGCGGCGGCCTGCTGGGCTTGGGTTTGTGATGCTGTCATATGTTTCTATTGGTCTCCTTTGCTGTCATTACCGGCCATAGGCGACCGGGTACGCCATCGACATCCCTTGGAATTGAGGGTTTCCACCCGGGCCCATCAGGGCGCTGGAGGGCCAGAAGGGCAATCCGGGCTGGCTGGGAACCAAATCCCCAAACCCCGACAACCCCACCGCCGAACCGACGCTTGGGATGAAGGCATTGAGGGCTTGGGATCCGGCGTTCATCAAGGCCCCGAACCCGACGGCGGATCCGAAATCCTTACTGATGAATCCGCCGGCCCACCATTCGACCAGCGCGAGCGCGATCGCGGCCGCGGTGGCGAACAGGTTATTGCTCGTGACGCTCGCGGGCAACATCGGGATGACGGCCCGGTTGATCGTGACGCCAATCAGCCCGCCCGCGATGTACTCCATCATCTTCATGGGGGTCGCGGCGGTGCCGAAGAAAGCGGGGTTACGCCGACGGCGGGATCGATGGGCGCGGTTCTTGCGCGGCCCCATCACGATCACGCGGGTGCCGGGATTCCGGCGACGACGGTGGTGGCTGTTGGTGGTGGTTCGCCGGCGGGTGGTTCTCCGGACCCGGTGCGCGTTGCTCTTTCGCTTTGAGCGGTGTGCTCTTTTTGCCATACGTCTCCTTTCAGACGGGTTCAAAAACCCGAGCGTTAGCATATGCGCCGGGTTGGATTTTGGCCGATGGGCGGCCTTACGGGGCCGGCCGCGGGGGCGTGCGCGGATTGCTCTGCGGCGCCCGTTCGCGACCTGCCGAACTCTTTCAACTTGCATGGTTACCTCACGATCGTGTGGGGCCTCGTGATCGAGACCTTGGACAACACGCCGGCCGCGGTGGTGTTTTTCTGCAGCACGGAATAATTCGGGTTTTCCGACGCTTCAAACCACCCGCTCGTGACTTCGGGGTCGGCCTGGGGCATGATGACGACGGTCGGGAACCCCTGGGTGATTTCGGCGTTCGACAGGTTAAACAAGTGGGTGATGACGGCGGAGGTGTCGGCCGCGGCAGATGCCGCCACCGTCGCGATCACCATGTTTTGCGGCAAAGGGAACGGGGTCGGGGGCGGCACTACGGTGCCGGGATAGAGGTACGTGATCGTGACGGCGCCGCGCTGCCACTGGAGACGCCGCGGAGATACTGGCAGGGTTCTTTTCATAATGCTCCTTCTGTGCGCGTGAGCGCCGGGTCAAATGTTCCGGGGCCGGTGGGGCTCCAGAGATGGTCAAACGTTTCGGGCGGTTGATAGTCGTGGGAGGTCCGGAGCCCCAGGAATTCCAAGTGGTCCGCCTCCACCTTGGGGGCGCACCATGCCTGAATGCCCAGGCGGCGCAACCTGGTAAAAAAACTATGGTCCTCACCGCGGCCCGCTAGATCAAATGGGTTTTCGTGCAACTCCGCGACGATACGCTCGCACACGCCCCGCCGGATCATGAGGATCCCGGCCCCGCTCGAACTGATGGGGACCAGATCGGCATCCCTGGGCCAATCGGCCATGATTTCGTGGCGATCGGTACCCTGGTTGTGGATGTAGGCGACGGGAAAATGGGGGTGTTTTTTGTACGGGTACATCCCACAGAGGACATCCAGGCGATTCAGTTCGAACAACCGGATTAGGCGCGCGGCGAGATCCGGCTCAAACGAGAGGTCGGTGTCGAGCATCAAGATCCAGTCGCCCCGCATGCGCATCAGGAGATCTTGGCGGGCCGCCGGGTGGAGGCTCAGTTTGGTGCGGTCAAAATGGATGTGGTCGTTTTCGCCGCAAATGGCCTCTTGGGTGTAGGCGCATAACTTCCCCCAGGCGTTGCAGAATGGCTCCGGGATTGCCATGACGCCCCCCATGTAGGCGATGGTTCCTAATTGGCGATGTCGGGTCAGCATTCTTGCTCCCTCTGGCACACAACTCCCGAGCCGACCTCGCCCCACGTGTAGTGGATTCGGCTCCGCTCCTTAACGCGCAACCCCGCCTCAGCGAGCCACCCGCATAGCTCCGCCCAACTGATGCTGCGGTAGTGGTAGGCGTAGATGCCCCCCAGATCGCCCTTTGGTGCAACGTAAAACTTGGCTTCACCCGCCGGCGTCTCGAGGGTCCCCTTGTCCCGCCGGGCATCGTGCGGCATCGTGATGACGACCCGCCCGCGGGCCCGCAGCGCCCCAATGGATTCCCGCAGCGTCAGGACCGCGTCGGCCCGCTCCATGTGTTCGAGGATCTCGCCCAACACGACGGTATCGAAAGCACCGCGGAACGGAAGCGCCCGCGCGTCCGCCAGCACATGGACCGGCAGCGGTTTGCCCGTCACGTGGTCGATGGTCCGGAGGTCCAGGTTGATCCCCCCCATCGAGGGTGCGCCCGGTACCCCGTAGCCCAGCCGCGCCCCATCGGTGTTGGAGCCGACGTTCAGGATTCGGCCCACGCTGTTGTGGCGCTGGTAGGTGAACTGGTCCCGGTAGATTTGGGTACTCATAAGAGGGCGGGCTCCAATTGCGCGGGCCATTCATCGGTAATGGGGGCCGCATTCCCGGTGGTCTCCCGGTCCGTAAGGATTCGGTTCTCTGCTGCTGCGGATAAGTCTTGTCGGGCCCAGCCTTCCCACTGGCGGGCAAAGATGTCCCAATCGAAAGTTTCGAGCGCCCAGGGCATCATGTCGAGCCGGATTTCCTCCTGTAGCTCCGGCTGCACCATCATCTGGAAAGTTTGGTGAATGTAGCGGGCTTGCACCAGCGGGTCCTTTGCGTTGCCCTCGATGAAGACCCCATGTTGGACGTTTTCCCCAATGGCCCACACGGGGCTCGTGATCGGGATGCAGCCGCACGCCTGGGCGTCCATGCAGGTGATGCAAGAGGTTTCGGTGAAGTTGCTCGGGTGGACCCACAGGCCACTACGGAACCATTCGCGCAATAGCGCCGGTTGCCCCATCCGGCCATGGAAGGTTACGCCGGGCTGCTGGAGCAGCTTGCGCAGTTTGGCCGTGTTGGCCCCGACGCGTGATTTCTCGCCGTAGTAGGCCACCACTTTCTCGATGTTGTCGAACCCGTAGTAGATGTGGAGTTCCGCATCCGGCACCATCTCGCGCAACCGGGGGAAGATTTCAAGCAATTGCTCCATGCCGCGGTCGGGGCTACTGGCGTAGATGAGCCGGTGGGGATTTCGCTCTGGAGGATTGCCGGCAATCTCTTCAATGAGGCTCCGCTTGATCCCGTTGCTGGACAGCGATACCCTGGCCTCGGGGTACCGGGCCTTGAAGTAATCGGCCTGCGTCTGGCAGAGCGGGACCAGGCGGGTCAGTTTCGCGATTCTCTCGCGGGTGAGGGTCTGGCCTTCGCGGTTATAGTCGACGTCTTGGCAGATGAGCCAGCAGGGAGCGCCCTTGGGCACGAAGTCGATCAACTCGGGGGCGCGGTAGATTACGTAAATGTCTCCATCGTTCATTGGAAACACGCCGTGGTCTCGCGCGTAGGCGGCCAAATGTTCAAAGTTGGCCCATGCGACCCCTGCCGGGTCAAACGGATCTTGCATCTCCATTACCGGAATGGGGGCGTAGGAAACTACATCATGCCCAAGCCGGGATAGCCGTTGCGCCATTTCGATATGGGAGGTTTCGGAGCCACCGATACCTTGGGTGTCTGGATTGGTCCAGTCCCAAGTTTCAAACGTCGGGGTACTGATGAAGCAGAATTTCATTTCGTGCTCCGAAACTCGATCGAGTTCAAATCCGCCGCACCCGATACCGATACGGTCCCGTAATCGATCAGGAAGCTGACGATTAAGACGATGAGGACTAGGCCCGACAGCATCACGAACAAAAACGCCACCGCCAGCGCCTTGAAGGAGTCCGCGATGCAGCCACCGGGCATAAAGCGTCTCAATAGTTTCTTCATCCCACGATCCCCGGACTCACGCCCCCGAGTGATTTGTCTGGCTTTCCAATGAAGTACCGCCCGCCCGCGATTTCCATTGAGGGGTTGCGGGGTTTGTAGATCAGGGTGGGCAACACACCATCGGAGTGTTCGCCCCCCAGGTCGTGATAAAAGTCAATTTCCTCCTGGCCGTTGCTTTCGAAGCTCTTGCGGGTCCGGTAGGTGATGCGGGTGATTTGCCCGATCACCATGTGGTCCCGCACATCGTGTTTTGTGAGACCAAATTTCCCCATCAGGGCCTCGAGGGGAATCTGTTGATCTCCACCCACGAGCACAAACTGGCGACCGTCTTCGGTGGCGGTCAACTGGACCACATCGCCAATCTTGGCGTTAGCGGGATCGGGGGCCGCCAGCAAGGCTTCCTTTGTTCCATGCTGAACCGTCATGCTGATGAGGGGCCCGATCCCCGCAAGGGCTGAATGGAAATGCACTTGCTCCACGTACTCCAGAACTTCCGTTGAGGGGAACCCGTGGAACTCTTCAAAGACCTGTTGGGCTCGATCGAGCGGGTTCTTGCGCTGAGTGACCGGATACAGCTTGACCCGGACCCCCTGGGGGTTCGAAACTTCGTGGAGCCGCAGACGCGCCCAACTTTCGGCCGCCCGGAAGCTCTTGAAGCTTCGGCGATCCGACCCCACCGCTACGCTGAACTCATGGTCTCCCGTTTGGAAGATGTCGGCCCGTTGCTGGCCTTGCGTGAGGGTCCGGAAGGGATTTCGGCTCGAATGGGCCGCCAACTTTCCACGCCGTGCCGACGCCAACAGTTCCCGCTTGCCCCGTGCGGTCCGCATCTTGGAGGCCGCGCAGACAGCCGCGGGGCTCTTGACGCCCTTGCGCTTCGATACCGCTTCAACGCAACGCTCAAAAGATTTCCCAGGATTGGCCCGGTTGTGCGCCACCGCTTTCCGGACCAACGCCTGCTGGCTCGGGCTCAATCTCTCGTAGGGCATCCCGAACAAAGCCGGCATCTTGGTGCCGGTGGCTTTTGTCACCGGTGCTTTCGTGCGCGCCCGTGCGGCGGCCTTGATGCGCGGCGCCTTGACCCGCGGCTTCACGGCAGGGCTGTGGACCCGATAGGACACAAGCTTCTTACCGGACCCCTTGGGGCGCGTCCAGGTCTTGCGCTTGGCGCTATAGGTGCGCTTGCTCCACGGCCAATTCCGCTTCGCCCCGACTCGTTTTGTTTTTGCGGCCGTCATCGTTTACGCGTATGCCCGCCGGGCCGCCGAGCTTGCGCGGCGGCCTCGCTGGTATCGAGAATGCTCCCCGCCACTGAAGAAAAACATGTAGGCCACCACCGCGCCACCCGCCACCATCCAGAGCGGCACCGTACCAAATACCGGCTCACTCAAGGCCGAGGTGAAATTGCCCCATGCGGCGCTCCACTGGCCACTCGTGAGGTTCGACACCATCGAGCTGAGGTCGGTCGTGATGGCCCCCATCCCGCACTTGCCCCCGCAGCCACACCCGCAATCCCCCATGCCGCTACTGGGCCAGAAAGGTAGCCCCGGTTGACTGGGGACCAAATCCCCCATCCCGGTGGCGACCAAATCAATCATGCGGCTCTGGGGCCACATCAACACGCCGGGAGGCGCTCCGGGGGCGATCAGGCGCCCCATGCCGCTGCTGGGCCAGAAGGGAAGCCCCGGTTGACTGGGAACGAAATCCCCCACCCCCATCAAGTGTTTTGAAACTCTCATCGTTATCTCCTCAGCACCATCGGCAAGGCCACCAGAGCCACCAACCCAACCACCACCCAGGGCAGATACGATCCCAACGCTTGCCCCGCCGCCTGAATGGCGCTTACACCGGGGCTCTGCTGTACCACCGGTACCGTTGGGCTTGTGGTGGCCGGTGTTGCGCTGCACGCGAGCGCGGTTGTGTCCCACACGGTCCCGGCAGGACACAGGTTGTAACAGGGCCAGCAGGCTTGCCGCCCCAACAGATCTCCCGTTACCCCTCCGGTGAACCAGCAACTGGTGGGGCAGTTGACATCCGAGAACGTCCCGGCATTCGGTTGGGGTTGCGCCACGTCACCCAGGCCACTTTGAAATGAGAGATTCCCAGCCCTCAAGGCCGCCAGTACCGAATTCTCGGGAAACTGGTACATCGACACCGTGGGCAACAGGTCCCCCATCGCGACCCTCATGATCGGGAACCTCCCAGGAGCCCCATCGGACTCTGGCCCGTGATGGCCTGGTACCCCATCCAGGCGGCCAGCGCCGCACCGATCACCTGATGGCCGTTGAAGAACAAATAGATCCCCGCGGCGGTCCCGATCCACTCCGGCAGATTCGGCACCGACCCGATGGCGGTCAAGGCCTGCATGGGTGACTGTGGATTCATGCCCTACCTCTGCGCGCCATCGCGGCCTTGATCAAGAAATCCAGTTCCGGGTTTTGGGCCAGTAAATTACCAAGTACGTTCGCGCCGAGCCGCATCGCCGCCATCTGCAAAATGTCAGGCGGGTACGGGCTTGGGTAGCTCCCTTGATTGAATTGGCGATTCAACCAATCGTGACTGGGCTCCGCGCTGGCCATTTCGCGTTGATCCGCGGCCCGCTGTTGCCGGAGGCTGAGGTCGTAACGTCTGCGTTGCTCGGGATCCTCGAGGACATCGTGAGCATTGTTTATCAGGCGGGCCTTTTCACCATCGGGTTCACTGCCTGATTCGTGGTAGCGGCGCTGGAGAGTTTTCCACGCTGCGTTGATGACCTCGATCGTGGCGTGTTCCGCTACTTCCAGAATTTCGTAATGGCTCATCGTCTGCCCCCCATCGAAGAAAGGAGAACTAGAACGAACAAGCCCAAGCCGCCATAGATCAACAGGCTCGAGTAGTTGGTAGCGGGCGCCGTCGCGACACAGGCCCCGGTGGCGCTCATGAGGCTCCCGGCGGGACACGGCACCAACACCGGCGCTCCCGTCACCGGATTAATCACGGTCCCGGCGGCCGCCGATGGGCCGATCATCTGGTTGACCCCATCGGTCGGGATTGGGTTCGTGGGCCAGTTCGCAACCCCGGTGCCCGCGGTGGGATTTTGGCACGGATCCAAGGGATCCAGTATCCCCATCAGTTGTTCTTGCGAGGGACAGGCGTCCACCGCCCCAATCCCGCTCAGCAGATGGCCCGCTACCCTCATCGGGACCTCGCCATCAGGAGCGCAACCGCGGCCGCGCCAGCGAGCCACCAAAACCACATCGCGGTAGGGGGGCACTGCTGAACCGCCAGTTGATTGGCGGCCGCGCACGGGTCCGGTGGAGCCCAGCAGGACTTTTCGAAATGGTAGCAAGAGGGCACGGCTAAAACGACACCCCCGGATCATGGATCATGTGATAGGGAATCCCGACAAGCCCATCCACGGGCCCCATGTTGATGAGCGGGGTTTGGATCGGAGGCATCGGGGTAAACACCCTGGGGGACCAATCGGGAAGCGGAAACAGTCGCTGCAGGGGCGTAGCGGGTGGCGGTGGGGGTGCCGGCGGTGGTGCAACGCAGCGCCCCAGCGAATCAAGCGTGTTGGGCCACATGCACACCGGCGGCGGGGGCGGCGGTGGTGGAACCGGCGTAAAGACCGTGGGGGACCAATCGGGAAGCGCAAAAAGTCGTTGCAGCGCCACTGGCGGTGCCGGTGGAGGCGGTGGTGGTGGAGGCGCAACGCACTGACCCGCAGCGTTAAGGGTATTGGGCCACAAGCAAGGCGGCGGCACCGGAGGAAGTTTTGGCTGGAAAATTCTGGCGGTGCCCCACGGTGGAGGCAAGAGCCGCTTTAGCCAATCCGGAAAGTCCCCGAGGCCGCCGGATTCGTTGACCAGCCAGGGCTCATGAATCCACTCGTACGGTATCCCGAGTCCACCGGACCCCAGCGGGAACGCCCAACCGCTTAGCCCGTAGGTTGATCCGACGCCAGCGCTCCATAGTGCCTGGACAAACTGATCGGCCGTCATTGTGGAGCCACGATTAGGAAACATCCCAGTGAACTGTTCCCCGGTCAACGGAACACCGTACATTTGAGTCAAATAGAAACTCCACTGATCGGCGTTCAACGAGTTGGAGCCAGCGGCCTTTTGTAGCGCGCTCGACAGATGCACAGAAGCGCCCGTAAGGGGCTGGCTTGTTGGCGGTGGATCAATACACAATCCTGCGGCGGTTAATGTCTTAGGTGGCGTACAGGTCGGTGCACCGCCGCCGCCAGAACCGCCGCTGCTTTTCGCGGCTACGGCTGCCGCCGCTTGCTGTTGTGCTAATAGTGCGGCCGCTGCTACTGCTGGGTCTGTGGAAGCGCCGCTGGTCACTGGGGCGCTAGCGACCGGGTTGCCGGATTCATCTAGTCCGAGGGAATAAAACAGCATGTCGCAGACCGAGGTCCCCTGCATGATGGATCCGGTCTGGCTGCACTGCGTCTTGAGCCACTCGTAAACCGCGTACACAACCCCGGCCACAATCCCCAACTGCACCACCGTGTTGATCATTTTGCTTGAGTCCGCCATCGCTAGGCCCCTCTCTCTTGCGGGGAACGACCAGAAAGCCGTGACGTGAAAAGCGGACGTTGTGTCGCCAACATATTAGTTAACCCATCCATACTGCGGAGTAGCGGCCTGGGCAAACAGCGCCCCAAACCCACTCACACCTTTTTGCTGCTGCCCCCACAGCAACCCCACCCATTGCTGTGCCGAAATCAAAACGCTGCGATCCCCGCCCCCCGCCGCAATCATCGCGTCGATCAACGTGGGGCTGATGGAGCCGTTGGACCCAAAGCCCGCGGGCGCCCCCGTGAACGCCGGGGTGTTTTGCCACCAGTAACTCCATTGATCGAAATCTTGCGTCGGGGCGCCGGCCGATCCCTGCATCGCAATTGCGGCTTGGCTGTAGCTGGCCGGTAACCCCTGGGGCTGCTGGGCTGGAATCGTGACCGGTGGCGTGGTGATGACCGGAAGGCCGGTCGGCTGCGTGACCGGCGCCCCAACGACGGGCCCGCCGAACCACAGCGCCCAATAGCCACTCCGCTGCAACCACCAATAGAGCGCCAACGCGCCCCCCACTAGCGCCACCACCTTAACGATACTTTTGGTTGAATCGTCCATCATCTTCCCTTGGGCCACGCGAGCCTGGTCACGATTCCGAGAATCATCACCGCCCACATGGGATTTTGCGCAATCCAACCATTCAGGGCCTGCCACTGCGAACATGGCGCCTGCGCCGGCATGACGGCCGCCTGAATGTCCGGCAAGGGTTGCACGATATTGTGGGGGGTCAACGCGGGTGGGGGCACGGTCGGCAAACTGGTCACGACCCCCGGCGGGACCGGCGCAACCACGGGAGGATTTTGCAAACATCCGCCGTTCGCCAGATAGGTTTGATAGTCATCCGGGGTCCCGAGGAAGCAGCCCGGAATATCGATCCAGCCCGGCGGCACCGCGCTCGCTTGATTGGCCGGAATCATCATCGTCTCCCTCGCGCCAAAAAGAACAGCAGGCCCGCGGCGCCGGCGAACCAAACCCAATTCGGGATCCCGCCAATTGACGTTTGGGTCAGGAGGGTCCCGATGGAGCTACCGATCGATCCCCCCGCGGAGACGCCGGAACCCATCAAGGGACTTGCCCCAATGGCGGGCACTAGTGCCCCGCTGGGTAATTTGGTCCCCGCCGACAATTTCACCAACTGGCCGCCGGGGGTCCCTGGGATTCCGCTCCCCGCTCCGCCGGGGAATGCGATCTGGCCCCCCGGAGCCAGCATGCTGGCACCGCCGCCGCCATAACCGCCGGGGCTGCTGAATTGGTTCGCGAGCAACAGACCGGTCGCGGGATCCACGTACCCGCCTTGCGTGTAGAGGCCCGGCAGCCCGCCCGCTTCACCGCCCGGCCCATAGTTCAACGTTTCGCCCGGTAGCGATCCCGAAGGAGCACCCCCCGGATAGATGGTTCCCGGTTGCGGGGATGCGCCGCTCCAGGTCATCGTGACCCCGCTGGGGGTAATGCCCGGCACCAATGTTTGGCCGGCCCAGTTCTCAAACCAAGTCCCGTACTTGTCGACCAACGATGGGAGCTGCGAACAATCGACCCCCGTGGCGGCGCAGTAGGATTGGGCGTTTTGGTCAATCGTGGTCCGGCCCCCCGCGGCCGCGGAACTCTGGGGCCCCATGGAGGTCATCTCGGAAAGGAGCTGCTGAAGAAAGCTATCGAGGGTCAGGACATCCGTGATCGCGGGCCCGAGGGCAGTGGTTTCTTTTTCGTACTGCGGGGGATCGGGCGTGTAGCCGGGGGGCGCGAGGTTTTGCGGTGTCGCCGGCATCTCGCTCGCGAGGGTGGGGGAACTCGCGATGGCCTGCATGACGGCGGGGGTGTAGGAACCGAAGGGCGTGAGTTTGCTGCCGCCGGACGCGGGGGTCACCATCCCGCCGCCACCGGTATAGCCCCCGTAGGGACCGACTTGTTTTTGGTTGGTGCCCCAGAAGGCCGCGGCGTCGGCGGGGCTCATTTGAACGGTTGTGCCGGGGGCGATGTTGACCGGGACGGTGGTGTCCCCGAGGCCAAAGAGTCCTCTGGCCAAGTGGGGCTGTAGATGGATTGAATGGGCGCTTATTCTCATGATGGATTGGCGACCACTCCTTTGGGCTTCGCGTCACAATCGTGGGGTCGTTCCCCGCTGTTCTTTTGTGCCGTGTCCGGTTTCGTCATAGCAGCATCACCCCCGCGATCACGGCCGCGATCAGGAGCAAGGGCATCAGGCTCGTGGAACCCGTGGGCGTCGAAATCGATAACGTCCCATCCGCGCCCAACGCGGGATCCGGCACCACCGTGGGGTCGTTCGCGATGGGGTCTCGATAGCCGACGAACCAGTTCCAGCACGCGCTACCTGAGCCATCCTGGCCGGGCGCAACATATTGACCGTTTTGCCATCCCCCCGGTGAGGTGTGGTAATGGCACGCCCCTTGCTGGCGATCCTGAATGCAGTTGACGCCCGCCTGTTGGAGCGCTTGAGCGGAACACGCCTGAACGAGCGCTTGCCAGGCGGTTTGGAAATTGTTCAGGTGGGCCGCCTGAAGGCTCGCGTAGTGGACCGGCAGCGCCAAGTAATCGTTCAGGTTCTGGCGCAAGATTTGCTCGACCTGATTCGCGATGTTCGACGCCTGGATGCAGGTTTGGCCGCATCCCTTGAAGGCGTTGTAGATCGCCACCGAGAGCGCGATCGCGCCCGCGACCGCCGCCCCAATCCCCATGGTGATCGCCGATAGCGATAACGTGGTGGCGCTCAACGCCGAGAGGGTGCTCAAGATTCCCGTGGTGGTCGAGACCCCCGCGGCCGCGATCGATTCCCCGGTTTGGATTCCGGTCGCGCCCAATGAACGGCGGCGCGGCACAACCAAGTAGGCCGGCGGGAGCCGGGGGCCTTCGAAGCGATAGGGGGTTGCGGTTTCCATTTACGGAAAAAGAGAAACGAACGCTTGTGCCTGAGATCCGTCTATCGCGGTGGCGAGTACCTGATCGACCGAGGGAGAGCTTACCGACGACGGAGCGGTGTAGAGTCCGCCCGCTGTGATCGTTCCTTTCGATGCCGCGCTCAAACCCCACGTAATGCCAACGCCTCCCAGAATTCCCCCGAACGCGTTGAACAGCCAATTGCGGTTCCCGGAAGAACTAATCGCGACGGCACTTGGGAACACGGTGAGGCCGGTTTGAAAACCGTTTGCCGATTGAGTAGCCATTGTTGTTGTTTACCTCCTTCTGACTCTGCGTTTCGCTTTGCTGCGACGTTTCGCCGGATTCTTTTTCGTGATCTTGATCACGAGCCTGGGCAGCGGATTTGATTTGCGTCTCACCGGGTCCTCCGCTTGGATTTGATGGATGATCTGCGGGCAACGGGACGTTTTGCGTTTGTCCGTTTGCGGGGGCGATGTGCTCCCACGCGCCGTCGCGCAGTATTGGCTTTGCGCTTGCGCGGTCGATGGGCCGCGGCTTTCTTTCGCTTGGGCCGATTCCTGCGCCTTGGCGTCCCGGCCACTTTAGCCGTGAGGGCGACCCGTTTCCCTTGCGCGCCAGCCCTGTAGATCCTCCGCAGATCCGCCAGCGATGCCGAGACGCGTCTTGAGCGGGCGGCCATTATCTTGACCCTCGGGGATCGACCAGAAAGCCGTTGCGTGAAACCCAGTGGCCGTGTCGCCAAACCATCATGAGCGCCTCATTTCTTCAACACCATCATGAGCACCACCAAACCCGCGATCCCCAGCACCACCGGCAACATCGAACCCGTCAGAGAACCCGCGGCCGTCACGCCCCCCAGGGAAGCCTGCACATAAGTTCCCGACGCTGGGTTGTAACTCATGCCCGGCAGAGCCCCCGGAACACAGCGCCCCATCGCGCTATTGAACAAGTAGCCCGCCGGACAAGCCCCCGCCGCATTCAACGCCGCAACCGTTACGCCGCCGACGCTCGCGATGATTTGAGCGATTTGGGCCGGCGTGAGTCCGCCGCTACCGGGGGTCATCCCGCCACTGCCGGGGCCCGTGCCCCCGAAAGTATCCGGCACCGCTCCACCGGTGGCGGGGCAGGCCGAGCAATCCGTCGACACCACCGCCCCGGTGTCGTCGGTGACGTTGACGCAACAGTCACCCAAACCAGCGAGCGAACGATACGTCGCCGGCACCTGCACCATCATGGCCGCCCCCGTAGCCGTCTCGCGATCAGGCGATTGACCCGCCGCAGCCGTGCCTTGAGGCGTGCGATTCGATGGTGGGGCGAAACTCCGGTGCACGGGTGGCTCATCGGCTGGACCTCTTGTATAAGGCGGATGCCGCGATGACCAGCAACAGGCCCACGATCAACCAGTCCAAATCACTCGCCTGGTCAAGGGACCATTCGCGCTTCCGCCCGAGATGTTGACACTCCCACCCCGGATATTGGCCGTGCGAGAAATCGAGCGGAACCCTGCGGCCATCGAGGTAAGCGGCAAGGTAGACGTGGCTATAGCGGCTCGCATCTTCGGGATCCGCCGCCACCGTCACCAGCTTGACCTTGATCCCCAGGGCGGTCAAGAGTGCGGCCCCATAGAGGACAAAACCGTCGCAGTCTTCGAAGCCCTGCCCTTGTGTCCGGATCAAGAGTTCCTGATCCAGCGGCCGGATGAACACCTCAACTACATCGCCCAACCGGGCATCATCGATCTTGAGCCCCCTGGCAATCTCGGAATCTTGCCGGAACCGTAGCAGCGGTTTGATGGTGCGCCAGATCCCCAACACCGGATCGCCATCACCGGCCGTCAAGGCCATCAGGGCCCGTTCCTCAATCATGGGCGCGCAGGCATCCGCGCGGATCAGTTGCCCCATGCGGGCGATGGCGGCCCGGACCTGTCCGTCCGGGTCATCCGGTATCTGGTCGAACCGATAACGGATCGGTTGGCCAAAGTCCTGATGGTAGGCGGTATTGTGCACGAGTGCTTGGCCAAGCGTACTTGCAAACCCCAGGCAGTTCAATTAGAGTATGTAGACATATGGGAAACGCCTTGCGGGGCGCTGTTTTTACAAGGAGTTGCGCACTTGGGTGATCCAGTAACGCCTCCGGCGGAGCGCGCGCGTGTCAGGGCCGCCGTGAAAAGTGGTCCATTTGGCCGCAAAAACACCCCCAATACGAGGTTTCCCAATCCGCCACAGGAAACCTACGGTTTCAAAAACGCCAAACGGTTCTTTGAATACTGGTGCGCCATTCCGGAACCGCTCCAAGACTTGATCGAGGTTCGGGTTTATCGCACCTGGCCCCAAGTCAAGATGGAGCTGGTGGAGCCGGAGCGCCGGGACCACTGCTGGGAAATGATTGCCGGCAAATGTCCGTTCGATCCCGAGAACTATGAGAACCAGGTCATGATGCGGGACGGGTTTGGCTCCGGCGACTACCGATTCGATTTGAAGGAAGCCGGCACCCAGGGGGTTTTGACCAAATCGTACGTCCGGGCTCAAGATCTGCAAATGTTCCCACCGGTGATTGACTATTCGACGCTGGTGAACTGTCCGGCCAACCAAGAATACATCCGGGGCTTGATGAAGCGGAACATCAAGTTGCCCTGGGAATACACCGCTGAGGAGGAAAACGATATGGCGGGCACCGGTATGGGGGAGGCGATGAACACGATGGCGAAAGCCGTTACCGACATCGCCAAGACGGCGGTCGAAACGGCCCACCAGGTGGCGGATGCGAAGGTGGAAGCGGCGGAAGCCCGACAGGCTGAAGCCGAGGAAGCTGGGGATGATGCGGAGGAAATCGAAGAATCGGCAGTCGCGCGCTCGATGGACCTCCTGGCCCATGCGGCTGAAAAATCCATGGACATGATGACGCGCCACGCCGGCAAGCAATACGATCCGGTCGAAATGCTCAAGGCCGCCAAGGAGCTGATGGGCAACGACGGCACCGGCACCCAGTTGCTCGTCAGCGCCCTCAAGGACCAAAGCGAGCGTATGCTCCAGATGCAGGAAAAGAACCTGGAGTTTATGCGGGAGCGGCTCCAAGGTCCGGTCGCCGCGGTCCCGACCGATCCCTTCGCGCTTATGTTAGAAAAGGGTTCCCAGATAAAACAGATGGCCGACCTGTTTGGCTGGGGGCCGCGGGATCGCGACGATGAACCGTTGCCACCGCCACCGGCCCCACGGGCGCCCGAGAAATCGATGGGCCAGATGGTGACCGAGAACATTGTGCCGATCGTGAGCGGCCTCAGCATGATCCTCACCATGGGGGCCAACATCCTGTACAACATGAAGGCCTCCGCGCCCCGCAACCCCGCGGAAGATTTGGCGGCTGCCGCGAAACTAAACCCCCTGAACCAAATGGGGCAAGTGCCGGGCGGGATGCCGGGAATGCCGCCGATGCCGGGAATGCCAAATGGTGCGATGCCGCCGGGGCCCGCCGATCCATTGGCGCGATTCCGCGCATTGATCCCCCAGATCGAGAGCGCGTTCTTGCAACATTTCTTCGGAGGGGACCAGGACTTTGATGGCTACAGTTTTGCCGAGTGGGTCTTGAGCAATAAGACGGGAGCTGGCCCAACCCCAGAAGGGCGGCAGGCCTACGGGACCATCAAGGAAACGCTGGGGCGCAGTGGGTTGGATCAACTGATTAGAGAGTATCCGGGCAGTGGGGATGGGCCTAGTTTGTGGCACCGGATTCAGGGGATGCCGGCCCAATATAGTAAGTTTCTGGATGAGTTCTTTTCCTATGATGAGTGGGTGAAGCAACAGCCGGTTGAATCCGAAAAGGCAGTCGCGTGATGGTTTGGCGACACGGCCAGCGGTTTGCATTTCGAGTCTTTCTGGTCGTTCCCCGAAAGGTTGAGGCCTAGCGAATGCTTGATCCGCGACCCGCCCGCACCGACCTAACGGACCGGGAATGTGCCCGCATCATCGGCGGACTGCTTGGAAGTCTTTCCGGTATCGCGTTTGACGCTGCGACGGTCCGCCGGGCCGTGAGGTTTTGGGCCGACACCGATGAACTGTGGGTCATGATGGAAGACCAACAGCAGCAGCTTGAGCAAGCGGGGCTTTCGCCAAAAAGGCAGACGTGATGGGCGCTACCTCCATCGAATGGACCGACCGCACCTGGAACCCAGTACGGGGCTGCTCGCGTGTCTCACCGGGTTGTGTGAACTGCTACGCGGAACGGCAGGCTTCACGCTTCAGCAAGGCTGGTATCCGTGGACCAGATGCCCCCTTCAAAGGTTTCGTCCAAATCACCAACGGTCACCCGCAATGGACCGGCCGAGTTGAGCTGGTCGAGCGGCACCTGGAAGACCCGCTCCACTGGCGGAAACCCCAAAAGATTTTCGTCAACAGCATGAGCGACCTGTACCACGAAGGGCTGCCGCTCGTTGCCCTGTGTCGAATCTACGAAGTGATGCAGTTGGCGCATTGGCACACTTTCCAGATCTTGACAAAGCGGGCGGATCGCTTACATACGCAACCGATCATGCTCCCCAACGTGTGGCTGGGTGTCTCGGTCGAAGACCAGCAGCGCGCCGATGAGCGGATCCCGCTGCTGTTGCGGACGCCCGCCGCGGTGCGGTTCGTTAGCTACGAGCCCGCGCTGGGGCCGGTGGATTTCACGCCGTGGCTACATGGATCAGAGGACCACGGTACGCCGCTATCCGGAGCGCGCACTGTCGGGGGATGCGTGGAATGGACGCCAGCACTTGACTGGATTATTGTGGGCGGTGAATCCGGACCCGGCGCCAGGCGATTCGATTGGCGGTGGGCTGAATCTGTTCAGGCGCAAACCCAAGCCGCCGGCGTGGCATTCTTCATGAAGCAAGGCGGATGGAACTGCTGGGATGGCCCCGACGATCCGTGGCACTTGCGGGATCGCAAGGGCGGCGACATGTCCGAATGGCCCGCAGACCTCCGCATCAGGGAATTTCCCCCAATCGCGTGGCTGCATGCGATGAAGGATGCCGACGAATCAGTGGAACGCCACTTGCGCGGAGAGGTCCCGGCGTGAAGGCCCCAGCGAAACACGGTGCCGCGCGCATGTATCGCGCCGGATGCACCTGCCCAGCTTGTCGGGCCGCCTACACGACGGCCCAGCGAGTGAAGCGGCAACAGCGCCCCGCTGCCTATTTCGGAAAGGCCCGGAGGAGAACATGACCCCCTTGACGGACGAACAAATCGACGCCGTGCTGGAGCAGCAGCGCCCACACTTGCGGGCTTGCTACCGGGCCATGTTTGAAAAAGGCCAGCCGTGGGTTGGGGTCAAGGTCGGCAGTATGCCGTTGCCGAACGGGGCCCAGTGGGACTTGATGGTCCTCTATTGCTTGGAGCCGGTGGCCAAGATTATCGAGGGGGCGCTGTCGGGTCATCAGCGCTACAACGAAGCGATGGCCAAAGCGGCAACACCCGTCCAGGCCCCCGCGGCACAGCCAGGGAACGCTAAGGGGAATGCGTTTGGGTTGTGAAGATGAACGGATGGGAAACCGTCATTGCCGACGCCGAGGAAGAGTTGCGGAAGTTGGCAAGGCGGCGCATGAGGCTCAAGGCTTCACTGCGGGCATTCCGACAACATCTAGAAAATGGTGATCCACTGCCGGATGGACTGGCGGCGTTTGAAATTAAAACTACTCAGCCTCAGCCCACGGGGAACGACCAGAAATCACCGAAGTGAAAACCAGTCGCGTGGTCGCCAACAGCAAAAGAGTAAAATGGTTCGATGTTCAAACCAGGGGATCGAGTCCTCTACCGAGGACCCACCTATCAAGACCGCTACTTCCCCGCCCTCGAACAGGGCATCATCGTCTCCATCGGACACACACGCGCTACGGTCCGATTCCCATGGGGGCTCCAGTACCTGAGGCTCGATAGCCTGAAAAGTGCCATGGAGACCGTCCCTAGCACTTGCGCGGATGCATCTCCTGAATGCGTGGCGCATTTGTTATGATGTCCCCTATGGAAGCATCAGGAAAACGGTCCAGTGACGCCCCACCGAAGCGCCGCCGGAAACGGTGTGAGAATTGTCGGGCTCTCTTTACCCCCACTCGAGACTGGCAACGTTTCGACAAAGAGGAATGTAGGCGTGAGTTTCACCTGTATGGCTGTGCCGCTGGTCCATTGAAGGAATGGGTCGCTAAAGTGATCCAGCGAGAACTCTCTCAACTATTGGCGCGACTCCCGCAACTAGATCAACGGTTGACCCGGCTCGAACATCTAGCTGGGGGATAGAACTGCTGGCTAACCGTTCGTGAGATTCTTGAGCCACGCTGGAGCCTCGTAGGGCTCGGGGTCCACTGAATCCATCGCGGTTGTTATCCGGCGCAATCGCGCGTTGCTGGCGTGGCGTTCGATGTCGGCCCTCAATTGGGCGTTCTCTCGTTCGGCTGATGGATCGATTTCACCGGTGATCTGGAGGGCTCGTTCCGCTTTCCATTCCGCAAGTTTGGTTTCGTACTCAGTTGCGAGCCTGTTATGGTGGGCTTGTTCCGCCTCCGCTAGTCTCTGTTCGCGGGTTCGTGAATCAACCAGCCCACCATCCGCGGGTGTGAATGTAGCGGACTGAGTTAGGATCTCCCGAAGTGAGGCGATGCCTTCCCAGCGCTTCAGGGTGTTGATGGCGGTCTTTGTCAAGTACTCGAGAGCGTCAAGGGAACCGCCCGTCATCGCCAATAGTTCCGCAGTGATGACCTGGACCGCTGCATCACCGACCGGAAAAAATGGAATTAAGGCCGTCATGACTTCAAGGCATCGCGTGATATCGGCCGGTTGGATGGAACGTTTCGGATCAGGCATTCGTGACTCTCTTTCGCTGTCGAATTCGTTCGAAGGTTTCGGCTGCTACCTCGCCCGCCCGCCGGATCTGTTCGTCCCGCGCGTTTGGCTTTCGACCGCCATTCTGCTGCCGCCAGAACTCGAGTTCGAAATCCTCGGGTTTCTTATCATCCCATAGCCCGGCGTGTTTTTGACCCTCCCACCGGATTAAAGTTTGCACTAGTTCCGTGATGGTTTTGCCGCCGAACTTGGCCCGGACGCGACTCGCGAGCGACCGTGACGGCGCCGCCATCCCGAGGCTGATGGTCCGTTGACAGATGGCGTGGAAGTCCTGATCGCTCAAGCTGACTTGGATCTGCTGTCCGGGTGGTTCAGACGATTGATCGGGAGGGGCACCACCACCACCAACCTGTTCGGAGGAGGGGGTAGGGGGTGGTGGTGGTTCCCCTACTGTTCTATGTGGTTGTGGCTGTGGTGGTGGTTGGCTATCGTTTGCCATGGTTTCAAAATGGCATTTGCTATCGTGGTCGACTGTGGTTTGGACGTCGACTCGGGAATCCTGATCACGATTTCCCCATCTAGTAAAAGCCCCTAACTCTCCTGAAAGCTTACGTTTAGCAATTATCTCCACACGTGTCCTGCGTTCCATCTCGTCTTCCGGATAGTACAAAAGTCCATCACGCACTTCAAAAAAATTTCGCAAACGTGGCCACAGCTTTTTGAACTTATAGGTGGACAGCAAAAAACTTTTCGCCAAGTTGCGGAGGATTTCCTCCTGATCCGGTATCCCACCATTCACCCAGGACCAGTCACGAAGACAGCCCAGGAAGCCCTTTTCCTCGCAAGTCAGTACCATGGTGGGGCCGGAAAGTTCGTCCTTCGGGTGCCGGGGATACCAGGGTTGGTTCTGTGGCATTTGCTATGCCCCCCCTTGGCGGGACTCTACCGGGGACGTGAAAACAAGCGTTTCAGGGAACGACCGCAGAATGGAGGCTTGGAACCCGGAGGCCGGGTCGCCAACAGCAAAGCAGCCGCCTAAAGGATCAACAAAGGAACAACAGAGAAGCATGAGAACCTTTCGAGGGGCCCTCAGGCGAACAAATCAAAAAGAAAGTACTTGCGGGGAATCCCACCATGCCGTATACTGGCAATGGAGCGGATTCTGCACCTGCTCTTGATTCTACGGGCGTTGCGGTTACCAACATTCTCCGCAACGCCCGCGCTATTTTGGTCCCCAACATTTTCGTTTGGTCGCGTGACCCGCGGCGGGTCGCGCACCGGCAAGTTTACCCCAAAAGTTTCCCCAGTACTAGTCTTGACTTTCAGGACTTGTCAAAAAGGCGCAATTCCACTAAAGTAGCCCATATGGCCGCTACGCTCCGCTACAATGCCGATCGATCCTGTTTTGAGGTCCTGACCCCCGAGGGAGACGAGTTCGGCCCAATCGAGTTTCCCGAGGACTGCATCAGCGTCCTCGAGGGGGATGCCGGCCCCAGCTATCTCGTGATCCATGCGGGGTATGATGGCTTGGAACCCGATACCCTGTACCGGTTGGTTCCAGTCGTTACGGAGATTCAAGAGCCTGTGGAATTGTCTGTGGAAGATGAGGAAATCGAACCTGAAGATGGTTTGGCGACCACCACTTAGGTGCCGTGGCGGGGTCGTTCCCCGAGAGTGTTTCACATGAGGGCTTCGCAACTCATAAACCGATTGGAAGAAATCCTGGACCGTGAGGGCGACGTCGAGATCGAGTTGCCCAACGGGACCCCGTTGACCAAGGTCACGATGGTGGCGGCGCCGCGCCACTTGACCGCGCATGAAGCGGGACGCGTCTCCAAAGCTTCCGGGGAACGACCCGAAAGCCCTGACGTGAAACCCACGGGTGTGGTCGCCAACAACAAAACATCAGCCCTGGATCGGATCAGGAATGCCCGCTAAAGCCAAATCCAATTTCGGACGCCCTCCCGCCCACCTGATGGACGCCGCCCGTGAGGCTGGATTTTTACCCAAGGAACCCCCGGAACAGATTCTGCTCCTGGGCCACATGGTCGCCGATATCGAGATCATGCAGGCGGAACTCCGGGGCCTGATGTTCGCCGGTCCGGATTATCGTTCCAAGCTGCGGGTGGTCCGCGGAGCCGCCAAACGGATTAGTGACCGGTGCGCCAAACTGCTGGGGGAGGACTCGTGAGCGCGTTCGGACTGCCGGATGCGGAACCCACGGTACCGTTGCCCGAAGATATCGAGGTCGAACTCATCAAGAGCCTCCGGGGGTTTGAACAGCGATTCGGCCTGATGGCCGGTTGGGCGCGGCAGAATGGATGGTTGGAAGATTATGCGCGGGAGATCCGGAGGTTGGCGGTTTTGAGTTACGAGCAAGGCCGCAAAGCCTACACGGGGATTTGATGTTGGCGACACATGGCTTGAGTTTTGCAACAGCGGCGCCGAGGGGTCGTTCCCCGCAAGGTTGGTGAAGGTGCCGCCCGTTACGGTCAAGTGCGAGGGTTGCGGCCGGAAGTTTCTAGCGTCGAGGCGTGACGCCAAGTGGCACTCCCAAAAGTGCCGCTACAGGACTAGGATGGAAAACGCGAAGTTCGCAACGCCGCGCCTGCCCCGCAGTGGAGTACCGGGCGTGACGTTCTCGCGGATTCGGAGACGTTGGCAGGTCGCGATCCCCGAGGATGGCCGCATGAAGTACGTGGGGAGCCGGGGCACCAAAAGCGAAGCGTTGGCGCTACGGGAGGAAATTCTCAATGGCTGAAACGTTCACAATCACGATACCCGAACCAGGGTACAGTTTCGAACTGATCCATTACCCAGTCCCGACCGAATACTTCCGCGGCGAAAACGTGCGAGAAATGGTCAGGTGGATTTGTTCCATCACGGGATCTAGGACCTGTCAACATTGCCACCGCCATGAACCGCATTATCCGTATTGCCGCGGTGCTGGCGCGACCGCAACGGACGCTATCAAGGAAGCCGAGGCGATGTTGCGAGATTGGCAGGCTGCTACTCGAGCAGTGGAGGCGGCGACTTGAGCATCTCCCTACATCGTTCGATCAATGCCCCGGTGGTGGGGACCCGAATCCTTCCGGGCATCGTCTACGAGGGCGGATGGGGCCGCTACATCAAAGGAGTGGTCGAGTACGCCAGCTCAAGAGTGTTGTTCGTGGTGACGGATTCAAAGCTGGTGGGGAACGTCAACCTCATTGGCGAAACCTACATCTATTGCTGCGAACGCTGCCGCTGCACCGTCTATGAGCAAGAGGTCCAGGCGATGCGGCAACACGATATCGATAGTGGGATGATGATTCCCAGGTCAAGGCGGTGTCCCTTTTGCAATGGACCGATTGAACGGTTGGCCAGAGGGGCGAAGCTGCGGTTGCACTATAGGTTTGCGGCCAATGGGTCGAGTGGGGCGTGGTGGGGGGAGAGATGGGAATGGTGATGCTGATGGTTTGGCGACACGGCCTTGAGGGCTTCGCTGGGGATTCTGTGGGGTCGTTCCCCGCAGCGGTGGTGAGATGAAACACAGTGTCACCATTACGATCAAGACTCAAGAGGCTTATTCTAGCGAAGCTGATGTGGAGTTCAGTTTTGAGCCCGCAGTAGAGCGCGAAAAGCCCGGCGGCCCAACCACCGTCGAACTCTACGCGGTAAGGATCATGGAGGCGCTTGGGCTGAGTTCTACGGACACCTTCCAGAAACCCGCCGGGGAACGACCCGAAAGCCTCGAAGTGCAAACCGAAAGTGGGGTCGCCAATCCATAATGGAAACCATCGGCAGTAAACCAGACCGAACCCCCGAACCCAACATCGAAGTAGTGCCCGAGTCTGGCTTCACCCAAGGGAAGCTAAACCCGGAAGGCCGCTGCATCGCCGCCCTGAACGCCCTCCCCTTCGACATCGAACCCCTGGATGAACTCGGGGTCCAGTGGCGCGTCTGGTGCTTCGAGCATCCGTGGATCGCCCGGCTGGCCCGCCGCGGTCTCGAGATTGCGCGCGCCCAGGTCGAGATTCTGGCCCGCCGGCTCACCAGGGACTACCAGGCCGAGAAATCCGCCAAAATCACCGGAGAATTCTACCAGAGTTATTTGCGACTCGTGGCCGAGCAACGGGAGCTCCGCAGTTTCCTGTTGCAGCACTTTCCTGACGATATCGAGCGGGCGGAGGCGGGGAACCGTCCGTTGCCCGAGGTGGCGCGGGACATTATGTTGAGGCACAAAGGATGAAGCAACTTGTGCTCGCGCTGTGCAAGCTCAATATGCAGTGTTGTGTCCGGGTCGCCAGATGGGCGGTCCGCCGCAACTACAGCGACAACGTTGCTGCCGAGTTCGTGGACGAGTTCATGCCGCCCTCAGTCCAGATCTCCCCGCTGTTGTTCAGTCGCGTGATGGATGACTTTCACGTCCTGTGGCGCGCAACCCCCGATATCCTCCAAGCGGAACTGAACGGCTGCATGGAAAGCCTTCGCCCTAAGCTGGCCAGTCATTTTCAGGGCATGATGGGCAGCCTAACGATGCAGGGCTATCCGATGGAGGAATGCTTCGTCAGGATTCTGGCGAATGCCGTGCACCTGGGGATATATGTTGAGCGCCGGCTCGACGGGCGCGCCGGAGCGACACCCCTGGGGGAACGACCGCACGCTCCCGAGACAGAGACCGAAAGTGGGGTCGCCAAACAATGAGCGCCATCTTGCCGGGACCCCAGCGGGTCAACCTCGAACAACTCCAACACGCAATCGATTTCGAGCGCGCCCAAATCTCCCTGCATGAAACCTGGATAGAGGCTTGGCAAAAGCGGGGCGAGTACGAACGCAGCTACACCCGGCACTGCTATCACCTCCATTTCGGAAACACCATCAAGGCCGGACAGGAAGTGTTTTTGGAAAACTACATGCGGTGGCACAAGCAACACTCGGATGCCGAGGTCGCGATCCGGCAATTACAACTCGCGCAACTCAAGAGCCATCTCGCGATCCAGGAGGCGATGATGCGGGAGGCCAAGAGTCCTTTGTTTACGGGGGGGAATCTGCAAGCGTCATGAGGCAGCCTTGAAACCAGGACCGAAGAAAGGGCAGCGGATTGATTTCCGGGGTGTTCCTGGAGAAATGGTCTCAACCCCAACGGATCTGGAGTTCAGCGCAGTCAAGCGGAAAGAATCTCCTTACGATCCGCTCCTTATCCAACTGTCAAAGGCCGGTCCTGGCCATGTGCTGAAGTTCGGGGATCTAAAGGCCAGAACGTCCGTCACGGTGCGCGCGAAGAAAAAAGGATTTCGCGTATCGTTCGCCGAACGCGACGGAGTCCTGTTTGTGCGGTTCGATGGAAGCGCCGAAGGCGACCAACAAAATACCAGGAAGGTAAAAATCCTTGAAGTTCTGAAGACTGGGCCGATGAGCTACCTGAAGGTTTGCAACCGCCTTCGAGACGCTGGCGACACCTTGATCGACGGTCCGCTAGCGGAGCTGCTCCTAATGCAAATGCTAAAGGCTGGGCAAGTGGTCAAACAGGAAGGCGGGGCCTACGGCCTCAGCCCGGTGAAGAAATGATCCCCTGGATGGAAAACATCGCCGCGTTCGTGCTGGGGGTGGTGTTCGCGTGTTCGTGGTGCCGGCTGGTGGGTTGGTCCTATCGCGCCCGCCTTGCGTTTCAGCGGGATCTCGTCACCCGGTTGGTTGAGCGCCACTTGAGCCTGACCTGGGACCCCCAGCGCAAACTGTGGACCGTTGAATTGCCGTTTGGGACCAGCTACGAACTTGCCGCGCATCCCCGGTGGGAAATCGCGATCCAGGACGCCTTGGCCCGCTCAAGCCACGGGGAACGACCAGAAAGCCAAGATGTGAAACCGAGTGGCGGTGTCGCCAACCAAAAAGGAGTATAATCCCCCCTATGGAACCCCTCTCAGTCCAACCGGGCCGCTACCGGACCCGCAATCAACGGCTGGTCGTAATCGATGAATCCTTCGAAGTCAACGACGCCCCCCAGCCCGGCATGCAGCCCGTCCAACGAACCATCTGGCGGGGCATCATGTACAAGGCCGACGCCGTAACGCCAGATTCGCGCCACGACTGGGAACCGGATGGCCGCTACCGGACACCGCTTGGCGTGGCGTCCCAATACGACCTTGCGGTCCTGATTGAGGCGACGCCGGTTCCGGAAAACCCAAATGGCAGCCCGCCCCCAGCACCGGTGCCCCACGCTGCCTCCCACGCGATGCTCGAGCAAGATCTCGCGCATGTGTTGCTCGACTACGCGACCACCGGAGACGAAACACCTTTCGATACCCTGACCCGCTTGATTGCGGAACGGGACCATGGGCAAGCGATTCTGGCCATGCTGAGTACCATCAAATTGGACGACGAAAGTGACGCCGATTGCGTGCAGCGGTTGGTTGATCTGGCGCTACGGCCACTTCCGGTCGATCCACCGGCAAATGCGGACCAAGCGCCCGCTACCGCTTGATCCCCATGTTGATCGTGGGCCTGGGGGCGGCCTGCGCCCCCGTCCTCAGTGCCGACCAGATCCTCCAGGTGGCGATCCAGGCCGGGTTCCCCCTGACGGATGGCTCACCCTCAACGGCGGAAAAGATGACCGCGATCGCGTTGCGGGAATCCGGGGGCTGCCCCAACGCCCACAACCCCGGCCCCGGTGAAGATAGTTACGGGCTCTGGCAAATCAACGTCCAGGGGAACCCGACCATCTTGACCCGCCTGGGCCTCAGCGACCCCACGGCCCTCTATGATCCGGCGACGAATGCGGCGGCCGCCTATATGCTCTGGGGGGGCAACGACCAAAACCTCGATACCGCCTGGTACATCAACCGGCCCGGCTACCAGGATGCCTATTTGGCGCAATTGCCCGCCGCGCAACAGGCGGCCGCCAACCTGCTGGGCATTCAGGCGCCGGGGGATTCCGGCCCCGTCCTGAGCGCGGGCCTAAGCCTCGGGGGCTTGACGGGCGGCCAGATCGCCATGGGGGTGGGGGCGGCGTTGCTGTTGGGGTTGGTGCTGTTTAAGCTTTGATATGAAACTTATCTTCGGGATCGTGCTCGCAAGTTGGCTCCTATACTCCTGGAACTGCCGGAACAACCAAGGGGACTCTTGCTTGTTCGCGCTCCCCATCCGGACCAACTGATACACTGAGGCATGTGGACCAAAAGCATTTTGTCTGTGTTGTTCGCGGCGGTCGCGACCGCGCAAGACACACCCGCCGTAGAGCGGGCGATCCAATTCATCTTTAACCCGCCCACGCCGGTCCTTACCGTCACGGCCACGCAGGGCGACGGGACCTCCTGCACGATCGGCAAGATCGCAGGCGCGACCATCAACGCCTACCTCAACTGCGTTAACGCGACGTTCGGCGCGAAGGCGACTTTCTTGACGGCGGGTGGCGCGACCGCGACCAACATGGTGTGGGGGTACGGGGACGTGCTGTGTGTGCTGGTCCTCAACCCCACCGCGACCGCGATAGCGGCGGCGGGTTCCATGCCCGCAGTGCCAGCCGTGAGTATTGGGTGGCAGTGCTCAACCAACATCCGCACCAATGGCGCGGTGACGGGCCAAGCCCTGCCCATCACCGGGAGTGTAAGCTGGCCCTGAATACCCTATGGGGTGATCCACCTGGGCGATTGTCCGTGGTGTCCGGATGATTGGCTTGGGTCGCCCCCAACCCAAAAGGTCCTCACCACGCCGGTAACGGTCTCCATGAATGGCGGTCCGCCGTTCTCCCTACTCTCTGCTGTTTCCCAATTTGAACAGTCCATCCTTCTGACCGATCCAGCGTTGGCGCTGTGGTTCTCGCAGCAACCCTAAAATGCGCCAAGCCATCCAGTGTAAGTATTCGTGTCGCAAGTGCGGGATTCACCGGCAGGTCGTCACGGTTCCGGCACGCGAAGACGAGGATGTGGTGGAGTGGCTGGAAAAGGTTGCCGCGCCCGCCTTGTCCGCCGATCACGACCGCCGATCACCAGCCTGCCGGATCACGAGTCTCGATGAGGTCATGATCCCGGTGCCCGCAGGCACGGAGAAACTCGGCGGCCCGCCCTCAACTCCGGGGAACGACCCGAAAGCGCCGAAATGAAAACCAGCCGCCGGGTCGCCAACAGCTAAAAACAATCCTGAAACTGCTCAAGATTTCGCGCTATCATCCATAGTACGTGTCCGTTCAACATAACCGCCAACACCCCGACACCCATCAACCCTGGGCCCAATGGTCCGAAGCCCAAACCCTCCACTGCGCGACCGCTTACTCGAATCCATTCCGGTGGCGGACCCGCCGTGAACTTGCGAACGATTTCCGGCGCCACATGGAACAATCGGCCAACGTGGCCCTGCACGTGGGGGAACTCGCCTATGGGGACCGGCCCCACGAGGTGGTGGTCGACCAGCATCCCGGCGACGTTCCGCTCCGGACCTCCCACGAGCTGTTCCACAAAGAAAACATCCTCAACCGGGTCATCCAGAGTTTCCCGCCGGATTGGCGCTACGGCGCCTGGATCGACGGCGACTTCCATTTCACCCGCCACGATTGGGCCCTTGAGGCGATCCACCAATTGCAGCACTACGACTTCGTGCAACTGTTCAGCAGCTACAGCGACCTGACCGGCGAAGTCTACGGACAGGGCCACCAGCCCATGCGGGTCACGCCCGGCTTCGCCTACAACTACATCCAGAACGGCTATCAACTCCCCGAGGGATTCGCCAACGGGGGCTGGAGAACCTCGGGGGTTGATCTCGGCTACTACTACGGGGGAGCGGCTGGCCGGCGGGGCGTTGGGGCCACCGGGGGCGCGTGGGCGTTTCGCCGTAGTGCATTTGATTTGGTGGGGGGGCTGCTCGAGCAGTGTATTTTGGGTCATGGCGATTGGTTCATGGCGTTCGGGCTGGTGGGCGAGGAAGCGCCCGACATGCACATCGACGGCTACAGTGAGGACTACCGGAACGCCATCTTGAGCTGGCAGCGCAACGCAGCCCGGATCAAAAAGAACATCGGGTACATTGATTGTTTCGCGGTCCATCACTTCCACGGCAGCAAGTCCAGGCGGGGGTATGCGAACCGGGACACCATCCTGGTCAAGAATCAGTTTCAGCCGTCCCGGCATCTCCGGAAGGACTGGCAGGGGATCTACCAGTTGGCCAACGATAGCCCGGCGTTGCGGGATGCGATCCGGGCTTATTTCGTCTCGCGCAACGAGGACGACCCTAACCTCTATGGAACCGAAAGGCCGCTGGTATAAGGAGCATCATGATCAAACTGAGCTGGTGGGAAGAATTCATCGTTGGGGCCGCGATAAGCCTGTTGACGATGCTGCGGAGCAAGATGACGAATCAGGCCGAGATAGCGGCGATTGAGGCGACGGTTGCCTTTTTGCAAAAGCTGCTTGGGGCCGGGGTCAGCTTGACTTGAATGATAGTTTGGCGACACGACGTTGAGCGCTTCGCTTCAGATTGCGTGGGGTCGTTCCCCGCAGCGGTGGTGAGATGAGCGCTTCAAAACATCCCGCGGACAAACAAGTCCGGATGGCCTGTGAAATCTTACAACACTACCATGTGGACCACACCAATGATGTCATCACTCGGTTTGCTCACTCGAGCGGTGAAGGCGTCGACATTTACTTGATTTCAGATCCCGCGTGGAAAGCGAAGTTTCTAGCGGTGTTCGAAGCCTCAGTGTCCGGGGAACGACCCGAAACCCATGACGTGAAACCCAGTGGCGGTGTCGCCAAACAATAAAAGGAGAACGGTATGCAAATCCATCAACTAGGCAAACAAGCCCCACGGCTCGACCGCCGCACCCTCCGGCTATCGAACTACTTGAAGAAACTCCCCACGCCACCCACCGAGGTAAGCTGGGTCACCCAAGTCCCCGGCCCCTGGCCCATGTTCCTAAACGACACCCTCGGGACCTGCGTCATAGCCGCCATGGGGCACATGGTCCAACAGTGGACCTTCTACGCCTCAGGCGCTTCGCAGGTGGTGCAAAACACCGATATCCTGAAGGCGTACCGGGACCTCTCGGGCTACGTGCCGGGCGATCCCTCTACCGACAACGGGGTCGTGATGCTCGACGCGCTCAAGTACTGGCGCACCGTTGGGCTGGCGGGCCACCGGATCGCCGCCTATGCGGCCGTCAACCTCACGGACGTGACGGAACTCCTGCAGGCCATCCAACTGTTTGGCAATTGTTTCGCTGGCCTATCGTTGCCGGTGACGGCCCAGGGGGAGGGGGCCTGGACTGTTTCGCCCGGCGGGATCTTCACCCTCAATGGCGCGCCCGGTAGTTGGGGCGGCCACTGTGTCCCCTACATGGCGGCCTCGCCTGTATCGAGGACCTGCATCGCGTGGGGAGACCGGTTGAAGCTTTCGCCTAATTTCTCGCTCGATTATGTGGATGAACTCTATGCGGTTGTGTCGCAGGAATGGATTGACCGGCAAGGCGTGAGCCCGAGTGGGTTGGATCTCAAGACCTTACTGGCGGATGTGGCGGCGATTCGCTGAATAGTTTGGCGACACCACCCGTGGGGCGCGCCACCACCGTGGGGTCGTTCCCCGTGGTACTCGGATAAATGTATCTGACTACCTTCCCCGTGGGGTTGAGCTTGGCGTGGTATCTTCACCTTAACCGCGTGATCCCCAAATCCCGGAATCACGCCCCAGGGGTCGGGGTTCGCCATCCTGGCCCCTGGCGTAGCAGGACCCGCGCGATTCTCGCGATGTCGCTCGACGGCAGCATGGTGACGTTGGGGGCTAGGCGCACCCGCACCCGCCAGTGGTTGCTCCTGTGGGGGTCGCAGGCTTCGCAGGGATGGCGGGATTCCCCGCCCGTATGGCAGGGGCAATCACACAACGACGGATCTACGCGCTGCTCGTGCGCGCCCCCTTTACAAAAGATGCAGAGTTTATCCACGGCGTTGCTCCCAACGGGCCCAAAGGAAGAATCCCAGCGGGATCAGGAACCCCGAAAGCGCCACCAGCACAAGTTCTGCGATGAACCTCATGTCAATCCCCCCACACTACCGAATTGTGGCCGATTGCCATTGAGGGGATCTTAGGTCCTGAACCATCTGGAGCACAATAGGCTGAAAGTACTGTTTTGTTTGGCGACACCACCCCTGGGGCTCCGCATCAAGCATTTCGGGTCGTTCCCCGTAGGTCAGGGGCCGTGTCGTGCACCATCGCCTGAACCCAAAGGGAACCCGACCAAATCAGTGAGCCGTGGGGCTGCCACCCCGACGCCAGCATGATCTTGATGGATTGCTCCAGGTCATCAAGGGATTTGGCTGACGCGACTCGATACTCCGTTATGGTGCTCATGGGCTACTCGTCATCCCGATACAGTGGGCCGTCGATGCGGTCGCGGGTCACGGGGTGGCGGCAGTAGGCGGCCGCGTAGCCGATGACCCAGAAGAGAAACGCCACGCCAATCAACAGTGCAATGGTTCCCATCGGTAAACCTCCACGGCTTTGATACTAGGACTTTCGGCCCACGTGGGCAATGGGACCAAAGTACCGATTTCGCCCTATGCCGAAAACCTGAGGCGTCCTAAGGAGATTTCGTTGCAGAATCGGTACCAGGGGTCCATTGGAGCCCGCGCTCCCAACCGGCATAATCGCGTCAGGAGGAAACGCGATGCAAGCAACCACAACGGAACAAGACGACATAGAACTCCGGCACGCGCTCGATCTGATCAAACTGCACATCACCGTAGATTCACGCATCAACAACGCAGAACGCCGGCGCAACATCGAACTCCATGCTGCGGTTCAAATCATCGTAACGGTCGCGCGCCGCCACGGGCTGCTGCTCGAACACGGAGGCCGGTGATGAAACGCATTCCGACCTTGGCGCAATTGCAAGCCCAGTGCGACCTCTGGAACATGGCTTATCCGGTTGGCACCTCGGTTGAATATCATCCGGTCATCGGCGAGCCCGCGCATCGAATCCGAAAGACGCGCACAGCCGCCCAGGTCCTCTCGGGCCATACACCGGTTGTGTGGCTGGACGGGGAGTCCGGATGTGTTGCGCTTGAGGCCTGCATCCCGGCGAAGCCAACAGCCACGGGGAACGACCCGAAACAAGCCCCGGTCTCTGGAGATGCCGAGTCGCCAAAGCAAAAAGGAAAAAGCTAAATGGGCAACCTACCGGACGGCTGCACCGCCCTCGATATCGACCACTTGATCCCCGATGAACCCGAGTACGAACTGACGGAGGCCGATCTGGCGGAAGCGTACCTGGACCGAATCGACATGGAGGCGATCAACTGCCCCACGGCGGTCTTCTACGAGTACGATGCCTTGCTGGTCGATTGCGCGATCAAGGAAGCCCGGATGGCGAGGTGGGCCGCATGAGCGCCAAGGGGGTGACGGTTGAAAGCTTCCTGGCGGACGTTGCCAACCACAAGCTGACAGTCCGGATGGACAACGGATGCTACCGGCACCTTGTGTTCAGGCAGCCGATCAACACTTGGAACATGTGGTTTGAAATCGTCACCTGGCCGAACATGTTGACGATTCACGGCGACATGGGGACTTGGTCCTTTTCCAGAGTCGAGGACATGTTCACGTTCTTCCGTTCGGATCAACTTCGGATCAACGCGTCTTACTGGAGCGAAAAGATCGAAAGTGAGAGTCGCTTTGGGGGACCGCACAAAACCTTCATCCCGGAGATTTTCAAAGGGAATGTGTTGTCGAGTCTGGACGGGTACGGGTTGTCAGGCCGCCAGATCGTAGAAATAGCCGAACTCTTGCGGGACCAAGTCTTTTGCGAGGAAGAGGAATCGTCTGCCCGGCGGGCTCTTGCGGCTTTCAAACACGAAGAGTTTAGGTTTTCAGATTCGTGGGAGATCGACGGAAAAGGCTACACATATCACTATCTGTGGTGCCTGCATGCGATTGTTTGGGCGATTCAACAGTACGATGCGGTCTCAACCCTCGGGGAACGACCCGAAAGCGCCGAAGTGAAAACCAGAAGTCGTGTCGCCAATGCCTTGCCAAAACGGGATGGTTTAGGCAACACAGAAGAGATGGAGGTGCCATTGAATGAGCCGTCTTGATTCGGTTGACCGGTTGTGACGGGTTTGACGGGTTTGCGGGAATACTCCCTACGAGACAAGTACAAGGAAAAAGATTCCACAAACCCGTCACAACCCGTCGCCTTTGCGAAACCCGTCATTTTCCTACTGTCAGTCCGATGCCGCTGTAAGAATCACACGCGGCCGGCCAACGGCCCTTCCGTCGGAGGTGCTGACTCTGCCATAAATTACGACGCGCATTTCTTGACTCCAAACCAAAAAGGAGAATCCAAGTGACCGCCACCCCAGCTAAACCAAAACTCACTATCGAAAACGACACCCCCATCACGATAGCGCTCCGGTACCCCAGCGGAAAAGTAGTAGGTAGCCGCATCCCCGGAGCCCCCAATCAGGTCTACTATAGTCTCCAGGACGGACGCTCAATGTACCTGCCCTTGCAAGTGGGCCTCATGATCGACGCCCTGAAGCTCAGGACCGGCGAACCCTTCACCCTCGTGAAGCGCGGGCCCCGCGACTGGGAGGTCAAGCGGACTTCTGAGCGCACGCTCCCCCACGGGGAACCCGCCGGGCCGGTGAACGGCGCGGGTGAAGACGCATCCGCCATCCTGACCCGCTGTTACGCCCAAGGGATCGAGATTGCGCTCCGGGCGGTCGAGACGGCACGCCAGAAGGGCCTGATGGTAACGCCGTCCTTTGAGGATCTGCGCTGCATTTCAAGCGTTCTCATGATCGCGGAAACGGGGCGGCGATGAACACCCCTGGTCCATTGGGGCTCAACCTACCGGCCCACCGAAGAGTTGCCGAACAGGGTCAGCGTATGGACATCCCACAGGCCACCGACATGCTGGCCTTGATCGACTACGCGGAACGTCTGGAGAAAGTGGCGAGAATCCCAATCTCTAACCCCAGCCCCACCCCGACCCCCGGCCCCTGGCACCGCGACCCCGAGATGCCGACCATGATCCTGGACGCCCCGCTTGCGCAAGCGAAGGAAATCATCGCCCAAACCTCGGGGCTCGCCAACGCGCGCCTGATCGCCGCGGCACCGGATCTACTGGACATCGTGAAGGACGATTACCAGTCGGGTGCTTTCGCCTGCCTGGATACGGAGTTGTGCGGTCAGTGCCGGTACTGCAAGCGCCGGGCCCTAATCGAACGGATTGACCCGGAATGGTTAAGCAAAGCGGAGGGCCGCGATGCCTGACCAAAAACCACTCAAGCCCCCCATAACGGACCGGGATCTTGATGTCGCCGTACGGGTGTTTTTCTGGACTCTCGCCGCCGCCCTTGAAACTGCTGCCAACAATGAAACTAGCGTCGGGATGGTTTGCCATATTTTGTTGGAATCGACTGATGCCCGCGAACGGTTACGCGTTGCGCTTCAAAAAGAGGTCGAACCATGAACCTCTACGCGCTCACCCGCCCCCGCGCCCGCCGTCCCGGTCCACCCCGCCGTGGCCGCGTCAGAGATCGCGAGTACCTTGCGTGGATTCGTCAGTTCTCATGCGTCGTGTGTATTCCTCCGAGTAGCAATTGGTGGATGCCGTTTTGCGGGAGTACGGTTTCGGAAGCCGCCCACGTGGGCCAGCGGGGCCTCGGGCAAAAGTGCTCCGACAGAGAAACGATCCCTTTGTGTGCTGAGCACCACCGGAACGGGCGAGACTCAGTTCATGTGCTGGGAAAGCGATTCTGGCCCCACCATGGCCTTGACCGCTACCGCTTGATCGCGGAGCTGAATCAGCGGTACCCCTGGGAGGCCGCGTGAGAAACGGTTACTACTGGGTCAAGACCAACGAGAGCCGGGATATCGTCAAGAACGCCCAGCCCCAACAGTGGCAAGTCGCCCTGATCGAGAACGACGTAGTGTCCACCATCACCGAAGGGGTCCTGCACTTTAACCAATCCGTTAGAGTGGTGGAGTTTGGTCCCAAGATCGAACCTCCGGGTGAGGCCGCATGAAGCTGCTGTCTCTCTGGGAGCCATGGGCCACCCTGATGGCGATAGGGGCTAAGCGGATCGAGACCCGTTCCTGGGACACCAATTACCGAGGATGGATCGCGATCCACGCGAGCAAGGGCGGGCTCAATCAGTCCGATCTTGAGCGCCAGTGTTTTGAGGAGGGATTCTATCAGGCCCTCATGGAGTTCGGGCCGTTTAAGCAGCAAGTCGAATGTTCTGTCCGTTACAAGGGCTGGATCAAACAAGTGTTTCCCCACGGGTGCATCGTTGCGGTCATGAGGCTACAGACTTGCTGGCCAACTGGACTGGTGGAACGAGCGCTCTCGGATTCGCTCGGAAAGGAAGCGATGGTCCGGGAACAGCATTTCGGTGACTATAGTCCGGGCCGTTGGGCCTGGATCACGACCGATTGCTTCAGGCTGCCTTTCCCGATCCCCTTCAGGGCAACTCAACGCTTGATGAACCTACCACCCGACACGCTTTGTGAGTTGAGAAAGCAATGGACGGAGCACTCACCCACGGGGAACGACCCGAAACCCTAACCCGTCTCACCAGAGGTTGGGTCGCCAATCTATCGTCACGGAACCGTATTGCCAAAGTTGGTCGGAGGCGCCGGCGGTACCGTGACCGTGATGGCCGCGCCCGCTGATCCCTCCAGCCCATTAAAGGTATCGGTCCCCTGGTAGCAATACGGGCCACCCGTCACGGTTGAATCGGTGAACGTCGCGACCGATAGACCCGTGGCGATCTTGCTAAACACCGGGCTGCCGCTGCATAGCCCGGTCGCCCGATAGATGTTGTGGGTGACCCCCGGCGGATTGAGCGTTGGGGCCGCGGGTTCCACGATCGTCAACACCACACTCCCCGCCCCCTGGGTGCTGGTCAGCGATGGCGCGTAAGGCGTCACGACCGCCTGGCTGGTGTTTGAGAACACGCTCTGGTTCCCGAACGCATCAAGGGCGGTGCCGGCGTAGCAGTAGGTGGTCCCAATCAGGGCCGTCGCATCCGTGGCGGTGGTGGCGCTCAAGGCGGTCGTCAACAATGGCGTCACGCTCCAGGTGGGCTGTGCCCCGCCCGCCGGGCACGGAATCGCTAACCGGAAAATGTTGTACCTTTCAGCCCCACTCGCGCTTGCGGTCCACGTCAGCACTACGCTACGGGTTTGCGCGTGAGCCAAGACCGCCAAACAACACAACAGGCCGAATCGCTTCAATAGGTGCTTCATGCCCGCATTGTACCGCAGCGGAACCAACGGTAGACCTGCAGGGCAAACCGACGGGTGTGGTCGCCAAACAAAAAGCTAAAAACAGGTGTACAATATCCCCATATGTCCGGCTATGCTCCCGACCCCCGCCCCAACACCGGCCTGTGGCCCACCGCCTCAGCCTACACGGCCCAAACTGGCAAAACCGCCCCCCTGTACAATCAGGACCAGCCTATCAAACCCTGGGGCGCCCTCGACCTCGACACAGTTCCGGACGGCAGCCCCGTTGAAGCGTCCCACCTGGGCTACGACCAAAACGGCCAGCCCGCCATCTTGACCGTCACCTATCCCGCGCTCGTGATGCGGAGCCCCAACATTGGGGTATTCAGCGATCCGGCCCATCCGTTCCCCGGATGGAACGATTACGTCAAGGGGTTGCCCCCGACCAAGACGACCTTTAGCTTCGCGCCTCCCTTCGCAAGTTTCCCGCCTCAACGCCTCGAGGTGAGCAATCTCCAAACTCCCGCGGAAGCCCAGCGGGCCTGTGGTGAGATCGGCGCCGGAGCCGTCGCGGTTGTCGTTACCGGCCAGAGTGGCCAAGTCTACAACTACGACCCCGGTGATGCGCGCCGGGTCTACGATATCCAGATTGGGGCCAACCAATGGAGCCTTCGGGCGCTGCTGATGCAGAGGTTCGCCTCAGGGGAGTGGAGTCCGGGGACATGGAATATCGATCCTGTCAGGGGTCCGGTCTTTACCCCGGAGACCTTTCCCCCAATGCCCCATAATCAAACCACGCTCCCCACGCCGATCGATCCCAAGTACCTGGACCGTAGCAAGTGGGAGCCTTTCTCGGTATTTCCGGGTGTGGTTGGGATCCGGCCCGTGGGGACTCCGGTGCCGCCGCCAATCACTGGTGGTCTCACGGACGCCCAAGCGGCGCAATTGACCGATATCCAGACCAACGTCAAGACGTTGCTAGGGAGGCCCTGAGGCCAAAGGAGCGCTATGCCAGTTATTTCGTTGAAGCCGTTCGTGGGGCCCCTGCATGCCCAGATTGCACCGGGGCACAAGATCAAGCGGGCCATCCTCGTTTCGGTGGGGCCGGTGGCGGTCGGGGACTCCAATTGTGACGCCGCGGCCGGTGTGGGGTTGCCGTTGTTTGCGGGGCAGCCGCAAGCATTGGATGACCTGGATGGGGATCAGGTGTTTTTGGATGTTCCGGCTGGGTCTTCGGTGACGGGCCTTATTTCTATTTGATGTTGGCGACACGGCCATTCGTTTTCACGTCCAAGACTTTCTGGTCGTTCCCCGGAGATGAGAGCATGGGATACTTTCTTGCGGGTGCGCTCGCTTCGATCCTGACCCTGTACTGGACTCGTCAAACGAAATGATACGAACACCAAACCAGATGGTAGCATGCTGGAGGGCGTGATGGCGGACAATCGAGTCACAATCGAACTTCTTGGGGCACTGGAAGACGAAGGTCATGTAAGGCTGAGCGTCTTCATTGCCCAGCTAGAGGCCGTAAAATCCGCGCTTCGGCAGACCGAACGACTAATAACTGGAGAGGACGAATCGTCCGTCTACTACCGCGTGGTTGACTTGCACCATTCTAGTCCGGCAATAGTGGTTCTGGAAGCCATATCCTCGGCCCACGCCGATAGCGCCGTAATCCCCGTGACGCCAAGGCGTGCGCGCCGTCGCACCAATACCGATTACAGCAGAGCCACTGTCAGCGGTTTCTTTAGTTCGCTAAAACAGATACGCGAAAAGAAGACTCCGCCTAGAGCCGACCTACAAGCCCTGGAATCCTACAGGAACTTGAGCGCCACGTTCGGCAAATCTGTCTCTGGCCTCAGGATCATTAACACACAGGAAAGCGTTGCGATCGACGATCGTTTTAGAAGCGCGATCGACGACATCATTGGTCCCGACGAACTATTGACTGGCGCAGTGGTGGGAATGTTGGAACGCGTCAACCTGCATAATACGGCGCGTTTCGACATCTTTCCTACGATTGGTCCGAAGCAGGTGACCTGTGACTTCAAGGCTTCTTTGCGGGGAAGCGTCATCGCGGCGCTAGACCAATATGTCTCTGTCAGGGGCGTACTGCGGTACAAGAGACTTGAAGACTTCCCATATGCTATTAATGCAGATGAGATAGAAATACTACCTCCTGAAGATTCTCTGCCATCCATATTCGACCTTAGGGGCATGACTCCAGACATAACCGGCGGTCTCAGTACTGAAGAGTTTATAAAAGGAATTCGTGATGGCGAAGGCTGGTAAGAGGATATATTACTGGGACACGAACACGTTTATAGCGTGGCTTGATGGCGGGAAAGGCCATCCTGTCGAAGTGATATCCGGCCTTGACGAAATCGCCAACGAGATCAACGAAGGCAGGTCTGTTCTCTGCACGAGTGTAATCACCAACACAGAAGTTCTTGAAGGCAAACTCACCCCGGATCAAGCTGTGCGCCTACAAAATCTCTTCAAGAGAAGAAATGTGATTCAGGTTAGCGTAGATACGCGAATTTCTCAGCGTGCATCAGCAATCCGCAATTACTACAGTCAGCGCGGTATCAAGTTCGGTACGCCGGACTGTATTCACCTTGCCACTGCAATAATCTATGGGGTCGATGAGTTTCACACTCTTGATGGCGATGGAAAACGGCAACGTTCAAATGATCTCCTCCGACTGAACGGAGACGTTGCCGGTTATCCTCTGCACATTCGAGTTCCAACAGCAGTCCAGCCGTCGCTTTTGGCTGGTATTGCTCCTCTCCCATTAGTTAGTGAGGGAAACAATGCCGAACAAGAAAGACAAGATCCCGTTAAGCCTTTACCCGCTGACGTACCGGGAGGCGGTGGCAGACCTGCTGAAGGCAAAGCCGGAGCCGAAATCGAAATCCCAGAAGCCGGAGCGGCGATCAAGCCAGAACAGAAAAGGAAGAAGCGAGAAGACGGCTCAATAAATGTCCACTAAAAAAGCGAAAGGGCCAACCTAGGTTTTCTAAGCCTCTGTCAGCCCCTCCGTCCAAGATCGTCGAGCTTTTGGCCCAGCTCACCCAGACGGCTAGTCGCATGTTTTTCCCACCTAGATGATACAGCCTGTGGATACGATCCGTCAATCACCCATGTGGAAATAGAGTACGCCCGATGAGACTCGAACTCACGACCTTGTCTTTGGGAAAAACATGCTCTATCCATCTGAGCTACGGGCGCAATCCAATGATGGAGCACTTTTGGACCAGAACACAAGTGTTTGAACAGCCTTCGAGTACCAGTAAGCCAGCAATACTAGTACCAAATGGGTTTGTGAAAGGCATAATTCCGGAAATGATCGACACCACCAAGGGCCTCGGGGCTGCCGTCAAAGGATTGGCTTGGGGGATTTGCGCCGGGGCCTTTTCGGCAGCCGGCACCGCCCTCTACAACTATCGCAATTACGCCGATCCAATTGATTGGCAGGGCCTGGCCCACGCCGGGATCGTGGGAGCCATCCTGGGGGGCTCGGCATGGTTCCAAACCCATCGCGCGCTCTGGCAGTCGCCCCCCGGTACCGTCGCGGTCCGGTTCGAGCAACTGAAGGAAATAGGTCGTTTTGCCGCTCGTGAGGCGGTCTCGCAAGCCAGCAAGCCCCCAGACCCGCCCAAGTGAGCACGATGGCCACCAGCTTCAACCTGACCCTGGAAAGCGCCCTCTCGGCGATCGCGACCGCGGCGGTGGCGTCCGAACGTGCCACCGGCCTCCCGGCGGAGCTGACGGCCGCCCAGTGCATCTTCGAAAGTGGATGGTTGAAGGCGTGCCCCAGTAACAATTGTTTCGGCATCAAGGCCCATCCGGGAGACGTGTACGGGTCAGGTGAACAGTATTGCTTGACTGAAGAGTACGTAAACGGCCAGTGGCAAGAGGAGCCGCTGGCATTCGAGGCCTACCCGAGCCTCAAGGCTTGCTTTGACGATCACGCCCATCTG